TTACTCAACTGGCCGGAATGGTCTGAACGAATCAAGGTACATTTTCCCGGTTCCCGTTTTCGTAATTCTCAGGATGTGCTTTTTATTCTCAAGCAAAGTTGCAAGGCGTACTTTTTTATAGGCCGTTGCTCCTGAGAAATTGATTGTGTCCGAGAATTTCCGGTGTACCCAATAATAATACCTACGGCCGCTGATCGCAATACCCGATAAACGCGTGAGCTCGGCTTGAGAAATGCTCAACCCGCCGCCTGACCAACCGTTGTCGGTAATCGTACCAGTACCTAGCGCGGTAACCACGTTTAGCGTATCGGTTTCCCCGGTCATATCCCGACGGCGGACAATATCAACTCGGAAAGCTGTTGCACTCGTGTACAAGAATCGAATCGTATACTCAGAGTCCAGATTTGCCGGGGCCGAAATTAAGGGAAAACGACGGTCGGCTCCGTTACTATCTGACCACGTCCGCATAGATTCAAGCGGTAAGCATTGGGCGTTGTAAATACGGATATAAAACTTATCTCCTGAATAAACGTTGGTCGTTCGACCTTCCCAGTTTTCCGGACGAATCCAAATAAACGAACCATCGGCAAGGGCTGCTTTTACGGGGTTTGCTGTGCTTTGCCCTGTTAAAATAGAACCGCTCACTGATCCGGTCAAATCATAGGTTTGTGAGACTTGCCCCGCCGTTCCGGTCATCGTAATAGTCAACACCTCGGGAACCTTCCATTTTCCAGGCGTGTACCGAATCATTGCCTCGCGTTTCGATGAGGCCGTATACGTATTAGCAGTATCAGCGTCAGGGTACCAAATGGAACAAAACGACTGTGTTGAGGGAGCCGCCCCGTCAATGGTAATTGTGGCATTCGCCCCGTCGCTTGCTTGCCCGTAAACAAGGTCAATCCCGTTACCCTCAAACTCAAATTCCACGTATTCACCGTCTGCGGTGGTCGCGGCACTCGCTAACACTTCGAGCGAATCTCGCTCATTGTTTTCGCTGGTCGCAGTCGTGACAAACTTGGTTTCGTCGCTCAGTTTAATTGCTGAGTCCAGATACTCGAAAACGGCCTCAGCTTGCGTAACCGGCTGACGTGTCGCCCAATTCAAACCAAGAGCATTCCAATCGAATGACGTAAAAAGGTCGTTTACAGGCGGGAAATGCTCAGCCACGGCCTTTGCTAGTACCTGTTGCCCGTTATTAAGCGGGTGAACGTCGCCGCTTGTGTAGTACCCACGCGTCGCCCATTCCTGAATATCGGCATCAGTTGAGTAGAAAGGAACGGTCTGAGCCGCTCCAAAATCACGCATGAAACGGGCAATATCAATGAACTCGCAATTGTATTTCTGAGCAAGGGCAAGTTCATTTTTATAGCCAGGGGAACCGGCTACTTTTTCGTAGGTGTTGGTGTACAACGAACAAGAGCAAATCGCAATATCGGCGGTCGTATGTTTCCGCAAATACTTGATTATTTCTTCGAGGGAGCTTTGGAACTGGCTTGTGTTATTGGTCCAAGTACTCATCTGGTCATTTAACCAGGTCGAAATAATAATCAGGTCCGGATCATAGGGTATGACTTGCCCCCAAAGATGTTTCTTGAAGTGTTTCGCCTGCTGACCACCAACGCCGCAATTCGTAACGTGGAAATTCGCGTACGGATATTTCTTTTCAAGTCCTACAAAATCCCGGCCGTCCGTTGTGCCGGTTACGCCCGTAATCAAAGGGCCTGAGCTCCACTGCTGAGCAACAATCGAATCGCCAAAATGACAAATCCGAACCTGATTGTCGAATTTTGGTTGAGCCGCTCCCTGACCGTCGATAGACATCGAAAGTAGTTTTGCTAGCGTCCTACGCATCCGGGAACCGTACGAAAGTTTATCGGTCCGAATATTTGCCGACGACCCGCCGCCGCCCGCGAGGGCTTGTTGTACAACATCTGTTGCAATTTGTTTTGCTTTTTCGTCAATGTTGAAAGGTAGGGAGTAGCCTTTTGCCGATCCGAAATAGACAACGGGCGTTGTGATATATCCCACCACTACGGTATCAAGGGCCGAACCTCCGTAACGCATCCGAATACGCAATTCCATTGCTTTCGTACCTGCGGGTACTGCAATGTTGTCGTACTTAGCGAAAACGGGCGACCCGACCACCGTTGCATCGAACCCCGGGGCGTTAGTCGTAAGCGTAGAAATAACAGTGGTTGCCTCCACGTTCGAATAGAACGTAAGGAAAGAGCCGTTCATAGCCACGTCTAACGAATCTCGTTGAATCCACAGGCCAAAGCTCATTTTGTCGGCTCCGAGCCCTTCGGTTGGAACTTGTAATTTTTGGTTGAGCTGAAAATCTGACGTGTAATTGTCTGAGCTACGTTTCGAAAGCGATATTTTCAACGCCCGGTAATTTGCAGGCATTGACTTTTCGACTACCTCGTACGGAGCTTGAAAGTTAGTACCCCCCGCTGCGGTCGCAATCCAAGGAGTAACTAAGCTCGTAGCTCCAACGGCTTGAGCTTTGAAGTTCTGATCCTTTACTGGGTTGTTTTGAATCGAGGCAATAGATAGAGTTGGATCGACCGGGTTCGCTTGTTTATCTGCTAAAATTGCCGCTGTTGCGGCGGCTGTTGCTCGGGCAGTATCGGCTGTAATCTGGCTATCGTAATACTCCTTTGCGGCCGCTAGAGCCTGATCGTAAACATTAAAGGGTACGGCTAACGCTTTTGAGTTACCGAACGCAATCATAACCCCACCAATCCACATATTTCGAACGGTATCTACCGCCGAGGAGGTTAAATATTTTGATCGAATGTTGACCTGTACCACTAGGGCGTTAGCGGGTACTGTTATGTTCTCGAACCGTACGAAAGTCCAGTCACCAACGGCCGTTTCAGTGAATACCGGGTTAACGCCGACATTCGAGCCTATAACCGTCGAGCCGCTAGCGTCCGAATAAAACGTAAAAAGGCTTTGCTCGAAGTTTACATCAGTCGTTTCGCGGGCGGCCCAATATCCAAACGACATTTTTGTCACCCCCTGCAAGTGCATAGGGATGGAGATTTTTTGTATAACCTGACGATCCGTTATGAAATTATCAGAGCTCCGTTTCGAGTGAGCAATTTTAATCGCCCGATTACCAACGGGGGAAACCTTATTTACGATCTCGATTGGGGCGGCAAACGTTCCGGTTCCGCCTGTATTAATTGACCACGGAGCCGCTACAGTAGTCGCCCCGAGTGTCTGACCTGCAAAAAGGGCATCCTTTACAACATTGTAAAAAGTTGCGTTTACCTCTTCGCGAGCGGTAAAATTTGAAACGTTCGGGATTTCGAAAGCCTCGACGCCGTTATAGATTAACGGAGCGAGAACGGCTTGCGTTTTTACCAGGGCGGGGGCGGCAAAGTTTACCGTTACTGACGACGATCCTGTATTGGTAATGTAAACATAAAAATCAATAAGCCCGTCGCTCGGATTTTGAACCGTTATCGGAGAAATGAAACGTAAATACTTCCAATCGCCGCCGACGCTCAGTAATTCGTAGGCACCATTGATCCCCGAATTGCTGGTTGATTGACGTACGCCCGCGTTGATCGTCAGGCTAGCCCCGGCGGGAATTTCCAGAAAGACCCCGCCCATAACTTTATCACCCGCGGCCAACGTGTATTTTCCTAGCTCAATACGCTGAGAAAAGTAGTTTACCCGTTCAGTCGAAGCAAGTACTAACTGAATAGCATAGTTGAAACCCCGGTAAGGTTTAAGGAAAGTAATACCGGGGTTCCCTACCTGACGAACGACAATCGGGTTGGTAAGGACTGATGCCGAAGAGTTCGAGGGCCGGATTTCGTATTTGTCGGGCGTTAGGTTTGAGGAGGCAATAAGGTTTGTCGATTCTTTAGGGTCGATAAACTGGCTAATTGCGGGCGACAAATACCACTGAGTACCGATTTTTTTAAGACGGTCACCAATCTTTACAACTTGTCCCGAGGCAAAGTTGAACCCTGCAAAATTTAGCGTCCCTCCAACCGTTACATCGAAAAACGCGGCCTCGGGATAAGCGGCTGAGCTTGCACCTAAGGAGGGCGAATTCGTAGTTGCGTTGTACGGTCCTTGCGGCTTTCCTTCTCCAATGGATTGGGCTGCAGCAATAGCCTGATTTTTCGCAGTAATCGCCGTTTGTTCGGCTGTTTGTGCCGCTATCAATAAATCTTCCAGTCCGAAATCGCCTACTCCAAAAAGAACTCCCATAGTATTGATATTTTGCCAGTGAACGAGTTAATTTTTTACTGTTTCGAGTTTGGTAATCAAGGGTAACATCTCCCGGGTAATCGCTTCCCGTTTATCGGCATCGGCCAGACATTCCTTAATGAGGTCGATTTGATCTTGATAAAAATCGAATTGGAAGGCTTGGCTTTTTGCCGGATTCCAGGTTATAAGGCCATCGCCAGAATCCTTCATTTCAAACTGCTGGATTTCGGACAGCGAGAATTCTATCAGATCCATTATTGACTTGGCTACAAGCATTTTTATTTTACCGCCCCGCTGGGGCAGTAGCGAAACGATAATCGCACGATCCGTTATGGTGAGTTCAAGCTGTGTCATCTTACCAGTTGTTGTCATAGTTACTTTGGATGTACCATTTGTTGTCTGGGGCGTAGACGATTGTCACGATGCTACCGCCATTGAATTGAAGGTTAGAGCTGGTACCTCTGATAGTATTAATTATATAGAAGGACTCGTTGCGCATGCTCACAAAGGCTATCGTCTTGCCGGGAGAGATGTTAGGGCTTGAAGAGACTTGAAAACTATTATCTAGTCCGCCTGAGGGAGGATTGTTCACAAATACGACGTCGTACAGATCAGGATTAATCGTTGTTAAGCCTGAGCCCGCACTGACGTGCAGATAAGGCTTTCCCGTTAATACGAGCTGGTCGAATTTTGCTTTACCTTCTACAATGATTGCGTAGTCCGCAGATCCGTTGCCTGAATTATAGAAGTAGCCGGCAGCCGTAATTCCCGTCGCCGCTGAGAATACGTTGGTACCAATGCGGGCCTTAACCGTGGAGCTTTCCAGAACTACGTTAGCCTGACCAATGAAAGCGTTCGACGCGTTCAGGTTGGATAGCCCCCCGTCAGCAATTCGCATATTGCCTATCTGGCCCTTGGTGGCGAAGAAAGTGCCATCGGCCAAAACCCGATAAGGGGCATTTCCTCGATTCTCGTAAGGAGTTCCTGCCCAAAAGCGAATAGATCCGTCAGCTGATGTATTAGAGCCAGAAATTCCAGCTTCTCCAACGTTATTTTCATTAAGTAACTCGATTCGTTTTCTGGCCCACATCTCACCGCCCTGGTTTACCCTGAATGGAGCGATACCCCGATTGCCGTACGAGGCTCCGGCCCAGAACCGAATAGAAGCGTCTGTAGTACCTTCTCCGGATATACCCGCCAGGATCGAACCGTTCACACCGGCCAGCTGGATGCGGCCAGAGGTGACAATCCCACCATCGATGGTCGTAACAGTATTATCGTAATAGGTACCTTCCACCCAATCGAGCGGATTGAACGCTTGACCTTCCAGCCGATTTGCTACCGATCGTAAAAGGATTTTGTCTTCTTTAAGCCAGATGTCGCCAATCTGGTAGGGTGGGACAGGGTTTGATGCCCCTACGAACGTAGTCCGCTTGCCGTCAGCCGTATCCTGCGCTTTGGCAGCATTGGCCAGGGCCGCCAGCGCATCCTTGTCTTTGATGGCATTCCAAGCGTTCGAGGCGCCATCATAGCGGAAGGCCTCGTTAGTGTTGGTTTTGTACCAGATGTCGCCCGTGTGCTGAGCGCGGTCTTCTGCGGGCCAGGTGGCGGGGTTTGTATCCTGAAACCAGGTCTCAACCTTTTTATCGATTTGCTCCTGGAGCTCTTCTTTATCGCCAGCGTAAACCACATCCACAAAGTCTTTCAGATCCTGATCAACTTCGGCAACGTCTTTTACCGTACCATCCGAGCGGATGAACTTGATGTAACCGGCTATCTCGCCAGCGTCCAAATCAAAGTAGGTAGTGCCGTCAAAGCTTTGGATCCGTCCCGTTTTGATGAACCGGCCGTTGATACTGGTAGCCCCGTACGTCAAACTGTACCAGCGAACGCCGAGCGTAGTATCCACCGCATGCAGAACACCTACCAGGAAGTGGTAGTAATTCGGGTCGTCGTCGGGCTTAATCTGGGCAGTTGAAAAAATGATGTTGCCATCGGAGTAATTCGTCTTGCTGCACTTGGCGTAGATGTAGCGGGCTGCATTGTCTGAGATCGTGTAGGTCTGAATCTGAATCTGCCAAGTGCGAATCGTTTCCTCAATCGTGTAGTGGGTGAGCGTTCCCGCATTCACCTTTACAACGTTGAAGTTGCCCTGATAGTTAGGCTCAATGACCACGTTTAGAATGAACTGCCCCGACTTGGCACCTACCACGAGCATCATCGTTTCGATGCTTTCGGGCTTGATGTGACCATCGGTAAAGTAGCCGTCCGTATCGAAAATCATGGACAGTAACTCCTGCGTGGTACGCCAGCCGTAACGGGCCCGGGCCGCATCGCGCAGGTCATTAATCCGGATGATCGTTTTCGTATCCGAATTATCGGCAATGATCCGCTCAATCAGCGTGACGTCGTACGTATCGGCGATGTTGACCGTATAGCGGTAGGGATAGCGCAAATCCCGATAGAAGGAAATGATGCGACTGGCCTTGTCGATGAAAAGGTCAGCATCCTTGATTTGCAACTGATCACCCAGGGCGTAGAAATTCGTCAGCGCTCCCTCCGAGGCAAAGTCTGAGAGGTACATCTCATCCACCTCAAGGCTGTACTGCACCCGAGGCGCTGAATTGTCATCCAGGTATTCCTGGGCTTTGGCCTGTAGTTCCGCTTCGGCAGTGGCCACGTAGCTATCAGGCATGACAATGTCAAGCAGCACATACTTATCACCTGCGGCAATCGAGAACGCCCCGGAATCACCCGGAAACTCAAGGCCCCGCTCATCCTTGAAGGGTAGGAGCGTGAAGGTTTTACTGGCGTGAGCGTATTTGGCAATCTCGAATTCGTAACCCGCCAAATTGCCAGTGTTGAAATGCACTTTTGCCGATACGCCCTGAATCAGCCACTTGGTTTGACTGACTTCTTTCCCGTTTACGGTCGTCGTGCTGCCGGGTACGATTTCACTTAGGTCGAAATCCATCCCTGCATCCGTGAAGGTGAGTTTATCACCGCCCAGTGCTGTCACGGTCCCCGTGCGGTGCGGATAGATTTCATCAAAGTTTTTCGAACCCTCGATAAGTCCAAAGGCGGCTTTGGCGGCGGCATTCTCTAAGTAGCTGCCTGACGTGTTCATCCGCAGCCGCGGCGAGAAATTCCGGTAATTGGACTTCAGGTTTTTCTCTCCCCCGAAGGCATAGAGGCGGGTAATGAAATTCTTATCGGAAACCGTCTCGCGCTTCAAATTGTACAGACCGCCGGCGCGGCCGTACTCATAAACGTGGCCAAGTAGCTGCCCAACCTTTTTAAAGCTCAGGGTTCGGTTTCCATTGCCCGACCGGATAATCTCGAACTCCGTGCTGTATTCCTGACAGATTTTTTGCAGTACGGCCAGACAGTTCTCATTCGAAAAGGAGAGGGTTTTGACAATGGACGGCTCAACGCTTCCCAGGGTCCACTTTGAACCGAACACCCGGGTGATATTATTGATGAGCACGTTAGCGAACATCTGCAGATCACCCGTCAGCGAGAATTCATTGGAGGTGTTTACGCCGTTGATGTCCGTATTGAAATACACGACTTTCAAAAGCTCGTATTGAGGGCCTTCAAAGGTGAGATCGTAGACGAACTTACGGGCGCTGTTTTTGCGGGCAACCGGCATGACGTTGAGTACGTACTCTTCACCGAAAGCGATTACCTTATCTCCAATTTCAATATCCAGGGGTGCGGTTGATTCAACCGAAACGATTACCCGATCTTCCCCCAAAAGCTCACGGTACTGCTGAGCCTTCGTCACGGTGATGACGGGCTCCTGCTGCATGAGTGGTAACTCAGTACCGTTGGCTTTTATGATTACAACTGATTCCATACAATGGGTGCGTTCGAGCTAAATCCGGTCATCTCTTCAATCATGCCAGCAACAATGATGTAATGATCTCCGCCGGTAGTGAAATTGTGGGAAACGGTTTTGTTGGTACCGTAGACGTTACGGGTTTTTGAGCCGTCACCCCAGTAAATGCTAGTCATCCATTTGGAAGTCAGCGTAATGGTAGCCGTACCAGTTCCGGTGAACTTGAGCACCCTTTTAACGGGTTCGGGCTCACGGAGCTTGAGAACGAACGTTCCTACCATAAGGTCATCCGACCATTTTTTCTGCAGGTTGACCGATTCCCGGCAGTACACTTCGTATACCAGAGGTTTGCTCGAGTGAACCTGAATCATCAGGCGCTGAGTACCCGGTTTGGTGAACTCAGCCAGGAAGTTTTTCACCCGATCCAGAAACTCATCCCGGCCTACGCCCTCAATGAAGCAGGAAAGGGAAATCTCACGGACATCGTAGCGCGGCCGGTTCAAATCAATTACTTCGCCGTGGTATTCGTCCCATTCCACCTTGAAGGGCTCCTTCATATTCAGGTTGTCAATTACCCCATCGGATTCTGACACCCAGACGCCAAAATCTTTGAAATTGCGTCCATTTACTGAGTAGGTAACTTCCATGTTTGCAACGGGAGGGGTAATGATCTCACCGGAATTAATGCCCTGGTAAATCGTCAAATCTTCATAACTGCTGTGACCCGTCCCGTTGAAAGGGTTGTCGTTGAGCAGACACCAGCCTGTAGGCGCTCCCCATTCGGGCGGAAACTCTTCTGATCCCACAAAGCGCGAGTTCAAATACACACTGACCTTATCGGTTTCCTGAATGATGGCCACGTAGGTCCAGCTCGTCATGGGGGAGTGTAAATCCACGTAGACGTAATTTCCTTCGCCGGGAAACTTGAAAAGAATCCAGGAAGCGTTTGGGCCATCCACAAACTCATCAGCGATCACCCAGCAGGTAAAAGTGTATTCGCCATCCAGTGGAATCAGCTTTTGGGTGATCTCCGCTCTTCCTTCGCCCGGAAAGTTGACCGCCCGATTTACCCGCCCTTGCGTGAACCGTGCTCCGATCAGAGCCGCGTTCGCCTGGTTGTCGGACTGGTCATGCGCTTCCTCCGATCCGTCCGGGTCGTTAAATGGGATATCCAGTATTTTATCGTTCTCTGCCATTATCCTGTAATTCCTTTCGAGCGTAAGGGGTCTGATGATTGAATCGAGCCCAACTTTTCATCAATGCTTTCCAAAAACCGCATATTGCGAGAATACGCTGCGATTTCGGTAAGCTGAGTTAGTGCCGTTTTCATGGTGAATAGCGTTTCTGCGCTATTGATGCGGATGGCGTTCATCTGGCCAGCGATAACCGAAGCCGTTTCCTCGGATACACCTTTGATAGCTCCGGAAAGGGCTGTATTGGCGGCATCTTTACCTGAGGCAGTCTTTTTGAAGATATCAAGTCCGTACGCGCTGGCAGACGATTGAGCGGCTTCGATACTGGCATAGAATTGTTTCCAAAGCTCGTCGGCCTGACCAAAGAAGCGGCCAAAGTCATCAATCCAGCTGCCGTCACCGGTTGGGCCGTAACTGGCAATCATTTCGTCCTGGAGCTTTTTAAAGCTCGCTGAGAAGACCTGATTAAAAATGAGCTGGGAGAGCATATCCTCTAAAATCTTGGAAACACTATCACCGAAGGCCTGAGCAGCATCTGTACCTTCTTTGAAGGCCGTTACCAGTGAATCCCGTAGCGTATTGCCCAAGGAGCCGGCCAGCTCAGAAACGACGTTCTTAACCTGCTCCTTGGCTTCTTCAATTTGCTGCATCCACTCAATCGTGTTTTGCAACAGGAGTTTCGTATTCTCATCCACCAGGTTCTGATCAATGAGAGTCTGAGCTAGTTCTTCGTCGAGTTCTTCCCAGCCGTCGGCGGCTTCTTTGACCAGGTCCGGATACATTTCAAGCAGGGAACCCCACTCATCCTTTTTCTTCTTGCCTCCAAAGAGTCCTACGATGCCCCCAACAATACCACCGGCGATAGCTCCAACCGCAGTTCCAATAACGGGGACAATTGAGCCGATAGCCGCCCCGGCTGCTGCACCTGCTCCAATGCCTTTGCCAATGTTGGCCCCGTCTACCGCGTTTTTCTGGCCGGCTTTGGCCCGTCCATTGGTGAGCTTATCTAATGCTTCCTGATATCCCTCGTTGGCATCATTGAGCTTAGCAATACCGTCCTTAAGCCGGCCTTGGAAATCCTTAACGAAAACCGATTCATTCAGTTCGGATTGCAGCCCAACCTGGTCATTGAGAAGAATGTTGTATTGCTGTTGCTGGGAGATGACTGAGCGGTAGTACTCTTCTTCTGCCTGTTTACGCTGGCGAGCTGAAGAAGCAATGATGTCAATCAAGCCAATCACACCCGAGATGCCGGCAGCGATTTTATCCGTTTTGGAAGCTGATTCGTCAAAGGCAATCGTTACCAGGTTGGCCTGGGAGGAAATGCCCGAAAGCAATCGGCCCGTTTCACCTAAGCCGCCGTTTACCTGCGAAAGGGCTTCCCCTAGATCACCCATTAAACTTGCGAAAACGCGGTAATCATCAAGTCGGTCTTTGTCAAGCTGGGGTTGTAGATTCTTTAATTCCGCTGTGTACTTTTTATAATACTCGCTTTCCTGAAGCCCTTTTTTCTTAAGTTCGGCCAAGTACTCATTTAATTGCTTGATTCGTATTTTCAGAGCCTCTCTTCCGCGTTCGGTAATTTCTTGGTTTAGCGCTTTAAAGGCCTGAGAAGCTTCGGCTTGTTGAATGGCCAGTTCTTCGTATTCACGCTTTTCAGCCGTGTTGATAGACTTTAAAGCTTTCTGATATTCGGCCCCTCGATCGTTGTTGAACTTTTTCTCAAGAGCCGCTCTGAGGTCAGCGTATTTCTTCGAAACCGCGAGTCGTTGCTCTTCGGATCCGAGGACCTGATTGAGGAATTGCGCCAGCTGCTCTTTACGCTGCTTTTCGGTTGTATTGATTTCCTCAGCTAGTGCCTGTCGGGCTTCAAAGCCGTAATCAGTAGTGTCGCCTTCCAGGCTGTCCTGTTTCGCTTTTAATTCGGTCAGGTAGTCCGTGAGGTTCTTCGCTTCATCTTTGGCACGGGTAAGGCTTTCCCGGAACAGATCAATGGCCGTTTTAGCACCCGTGGCTTCCTGATACTGGATATTCAACGAGACTAGGTTCTTTGAGCCTTCTACGGAAATAGTACCTTCGTCCTCTAGGGCTTTGAGCTTACCGATCTCATTTTTGAGGTAATCAGCGTACGTGTTACCATTTTTGAGCAAATCGCTGAACCGCTCGTCGGCGGATTGCTTGTCGACGAATTCAACCCATTTCGTATAGAGTTCGTACTGCTTTTTCTTCTCAGCGAGTTCATCCTCAAAGGTTTTCACCTCAAGGGTTTTCCGGATCGCGGCCGCTTTGCGTTCAGCATCCAGTTTAATGGCGTTTTGCCGGGCTAGTACCCCTTTATTGGTTTCAGGGGTTTTATCGATAACCTCCTGGGCTTTCTTAGCTACGTTTTCCCAGTAGGAAAGACTACCCATCGGACCAACCTTTTCCGCATCTTTATCGGCTTTAGTCTTCTGACCCGTCAACCGGTTACGGGATTTCTCGAGGGCATCAATTTGCTTCTGGAACTTATCAAACTCGGCCCGGGAGGTAGCACTCTGGGCCTGCTGCTCTTTCAGAGATTTAATCTGAGCGTCGTACCATTCAACTGTTTTAGCTACGGCTTTCTGATTGCCGCCTTCGGTAGATGTGGTAGCCTTGCCAACCTCGGAAATCGTTTTAACCCGCTCCTTGAGCTTTGCCTGTAGTTTTTCCTCATTGGCATAAACCTCGTCATTATACTTTCTAAGCTCGCGGTCAGTTTCTTGGGCAAAGTTTCTATTTGTAGAAGGAACACCTGTAATACTACCCGTTTGAGTAGACCCTAGTGCCAGAGCTTTAGAGAGTGGTAAATCAAATTTTCCTTCTTTGGCCTGTCTTTGCCGATCAATAGATTCAGTCAACTCCTTTTCAATCTCCTGAAGCTCAAGCTTACGCTTCAATGCATTGACGTAAGAATCAATGGCTTTTGTGCCGTCAGCGGTAGCGACGTTTTCAAGCGTTAATGCCTTGAGGTGATCTGGTGATAAGCGGATAAGTTCCTGAAGTTTATTGTTACGCTCTTCCCGACTTAGGTTCTCATTAGTAATCTGGGTTTTAAGGATCTCAATCTTGGCAATTTCAGAGGATGCTTGTTCCGTAGCCCGGTTCATGGCCTCACTTAAACGTTCCTGTACCTTTTCGGCTTCGGTAGCTTCGTTTCTGAAAAATACCACCGCAGTAACCAAACCGGTTAACAGAGTTGCGGCAACTATGTACGGATTGGCTAGGAGAGTGGCGTTAAAAGCTGTTTGTGCTTTAGTAGCGGCTTGAGAAGCGATAGCTTGGGCTGTCTGAGCAAGAGTTAGCTGCTTGGTAACTTGAACGGCCACCATGCTAGCTCCGTTGAACTTTTTGATGGTTTCAACAGTCGTCATTGAGGCCCTAATCCCTTCAACAACAGAAACGGCTATTACAGCTGTACGGTAAGAACCATAAGTGGCCACCATCACTTTGAGGACATCAATGACCTTCTCGTAATTCTCAACTAGGGCAGAAGCTGCACCAATTCCTGAATTGAGCAGTCCTTCGTTGCTCTTACCAATTTCATTGAGCATGGCATCCCAGGCATCAGCCAACTGAGCGGTAAGGCCTGTCAAGGATTTAGACTGAGCTTCCATGAGTCCGCCGAACATCGAACCGCTTTTGGTCAGATTATCGATGACCTTTTGCACCTCTGGAAAACCTACTTTCCCCTGTTCGACCAGGTCTTTGACTTTACTTTCGGCTACCCCGAACTGCTTGGCCAGTTCCCGAATCATCGGAATACCGCGACCCGTGAACTGGTTTAAATCCTGCGTATACAGACGGCCCTGAGTCATCGTGGTACCGTACAAATACACAATATCGTTTAATGGGGCGCCAATACCCGAGGCAATGTCCCCAAGCTTGGTAAGCGTCGGAATAATCTTCTCGGCCTGCTCTCCATATGCAAGTAGCTGCTTAGCTCCCTGAGCCGTATCAGATAAACCATACGGGGTTTTAGCGGCAAACTGGGCAACATCAGCAATCAGCGCATCGGCTTTTGCCTTACTCCCCAACATGGTGGTAAAGGCAATCTCCAATTGCTGGTATTGACCTCTTACCTTAATGATTTCACCGGGAAGCTGCTGAAGGGATGCAAACGTCAAATAGCCAGCAGCCAACTGGCTCATCATCTTGAAGCTCTGGCCAATCCTGTCGTTTTCGGAGCGTACCGTACGGGAATAGCCTTCAAAGCCCCGTTGAGCATCGCTGATTTGACGGTTCAGGATAGGAGGTAAGCCGCGAATTGAACCCAAAGCTCCATCAAAGGCTCTTACCTCGCTTCTGGCTTTACTCATCTGGCCGGGAACATCGCTCAGCTGAGTAGTAAAGTGTACTGCAGATTGACTAATGCCCTTGAAACCCTTGTCGATTTTGCCCGTTTCGTTGGTAACGTACGTTCCGAAACCCAGGATACGACGTTGCATCTCGTCAATCTTTCGATTGAAAAAACTATCGTCGATATCGGCTTCAAAATCGAGTGGTCCCGAATTGTTCATGAGTCAAGACTATTGATGTAATTCATGATGTCCTTGGCATTCTGCTTGGTCAGCTTTTTCTTTTCCTTGACCTCTTTCTCTTCCGGCTTAGGCATCTCGTAGCCAGGGGCATCGATGAGAACTCGTTGCATGATTGGCCAGCGAAGTCCCCAGTGCAGGTATTCCCATGACCAGCCATAATGCGCACAAATGGCCCCGCGCGTACCAAAAGGGCTTTTTAGGCCTTTGGCTCCTTCTTCTCTATCAGATCCGGAGCTGTCGCCCTTGGGTTTGTGGACATCAATCTGATAGAGTTTGTAAAATCCGCGATGTTGCTCATCGTGTTGATCAATAGAGCAATCTGGAATAGCTTGGAAGGGGTTACCCGCCAAAGCAGATACTGCGTCAACACACCCGAGAACAGAGCTATTTTTAGCTTACCGTTGAGAATGCACAGGGCGATGATGCGAGCACAGCGTTTGGCATTCACCAGGGCCAGTCGTTTCGATTCGCCGAGCGGGTCCTCCTTGATTCGCTCGTCCGAGAAATCCATTCGGATGTACTCGGCAGTGATATAGTCCAGAGTGCCTAAATAGGGTTGCTGGATAATGAAGGTTCGCTCTTTCTTTTTACTCAGGAAGCGTAGCCAGCTCCGAATGGGCGTCTTGAATTTGACGCCGTTTTCGATGAGTATGTCGAGCTCTTGTTTTTCAGCCTGTAAGGCATCAAACACTTCAGGATTGACCTCCATAGGTGGGTAATTACATAAAAGCCCCAGAGTGATCCAGGGCTTTTAAAGTCGGGGAGAATTAAGCCGGATTGGTTGCCTGCATCGTACCGACACCGGCCTTTTTGGGCTTTAGCGGCACAACGGAAATGTCAACCAGGAACATACCTTTACGGCTAAACTGGGCATTTACTTTGGCTACCAGTGAGCCGCGAGGAATGGTGATCACTAAACCTTCGTGAGGTGTGATTTTAACCGTCTGTTCGATAGAAGGGGTGACATCCGGAGCACTCCATGTTTTCGGAGTACCGGATGAAACGGTACCTCCAAAGATTTTTTGAAGCGTTTCCGCGTCGGGATCCATGAGTTGCCAGGCGAACGTAGTCCGGCCTTTTTTCATTTTCCGCACGATGGGGTCTTCAACCTCTTCGGCGAAAAACTCATTGATTTCCGGATCATCCTGCGTCATCGTACAAGAATCTTCGAACGTGTATCCCAGGGAAGTAAGGGTTGTGCCGGGACCTCCGTCACCAGCTACGGCGCCTACTTCAATTGAGGCTAAACCTAACGTAACAACGCTTGCCATATCAATTTGAAAATAAGGTGATTACGAATTATGAAACTTGAACTCGATTCTAAGATTCAAGTAATGCTGATTGATTTCCGGCTCTCGGAACGTCGTTTGATTGCTAATCCAGAAATTCCATTTTTCGGATGAGTACCGCTCTTGTAAAGCAGGAACTACGAGGGCAGTAAGCGCTTTTAGGCGGGTGGTATTAGGCTGATACTGGTTCTTTCCGTTGATCTTAATCTGGATATCGGGCACGTACACGTTTACGTTTGCTGTACTGCGTTGTACGGAGCCTTGGTCAATAGGGAGAGAGTTAATTACCACATCTTCCAGCTTGGAATCATCAGGCCGGATTTGTTTGTATAGCCCACCAGACACAGCGGCTTTGACAGCAGATGTAGCCAGTATAGAGTACAATATATCTTCCTGATCAAAGGTGGTTCTCATGCTGCGATTTGCAATTTCAGATCCCGGATCATTCGGGGAAACTCTTTTTCAGCCAGGTGCTCAGCAGAGCTTAATACGTCAAAGCCTTTCGATTCCACTGCAGCCGCGTAATTCATACCAGCCACTACAATGAGTGCATATCCGGTATTGTGCTGCTTAGCTAATTCTCTGGCTAGACCCCTGCCAATCTTTACGCCGTCCTCATCACTTTCAACCGTTCCCGTAACCGACTTGACAAAGGAAGAAGCTATCGTCCTGCCGTTTTTGACAATGATGTAGCCAATACTGTTTCGAAGGTTACCGGTCTGATCCTGATAGGTATTAACCGAGCGCGCATGGTTTACGCACATTTCACCCAGATACATCAGCGTCGCTAGAATAGCCTGCTCAATGCGGTCTCTCCGTTGCACAAACGTTGACCGGATTTCTGCCTTGGTGAACTTCGGCTTTATACCCATATCCGGGAGTGTAACTGGTCTTTTGAGAAACGTTTAACAGTCGCTGATAAACGAACCTCTGAACCGTCTCGGACTTCAACCCTGGTCCCGGCTTCCACCTTGGGTGCTTTTTTAGGCAACTGGATGAGCGATTCAAACCGATAAGACGACCCATCAACCAGATTAATGCTCTGGCCCTTAGAGTTAGATTCGTCCCGGCATTTTGAAACGTTTACCCACTCAGACGTACCTTCTAGCCAGTCTCCGTTACCATTCTGGTAGCTTTCACTGACTTGAAATACCCAAAGCTCGTATGCATACTGCTTCACCATAGCTTCGAGCGATCCTGTACAACCGGAGCTGCAGTGAAAACATTTTCGATTTCCAACTGAGCACATAGGTAGTTGTAATACGTAAGCAGGCTGTTACGGTCGTATTTGACTGAAAAGCCGCCCTCAGTTACATCAGCTCGATTCAACAAAACGGGTATGTAATGGGCGATGATTAGGTCAATATCCTTCTTACGACCTTTGCTATACGTAGCATCGCCGTTTAAGTCCGAGTCGGTGAGTAGAGTCTCCACCTTAACGGCCGAGAGCTCTACATCCAACTCAGAAAACCTATCAACCAAAACTTCCCGTATTGTTGCCATATAGGGTACTCCGTTAGTCCAGTAAAGGATTCGAACCGCCTGTACCATTTACCTCTCCACCCTCGCCGGTATTATCGGCAGGAGGGGTAGGTTCTGCCTGTACTAATTCCCAGTCAGCGTCGGCAAATTTTCCGTTCTTAGCCTTGCCCTTTACTGCCTTGAAAACTTCCTGGCCCTTATTCCAAATATCTCCGATTTTGTACGGAGGTACTGGGACTTCAGTGAAAACGGTCTGCTTGTCCTCATCGGTTTTACTAGGGTCTGAGGCTTTTTCGCCGCCTTTTTGCTGGATCAAGCCAAGACCGGTTAAAGTCTCCAGACGCTGACCATCAAAGCTTACTTCTTCGCCTACTTCGTACTTCTTATCGAAGTTGTCCTTATCGCGGAATTCCTGAAGTACTACGTATGTTGACTTTGCCATTATGCCTGAACGGTTTTAGTGTTCAACAGATAAATACCTTCCGCTACGATCACCGGAACAACGCGGGCCTGAGAGCTGGTAAACTCAGCCAGGGGCTTGTTCGTACGGTATTTAGATACCAGAATGTATTCTTCTGATTCTTCATACGTAACACCTGATACGGGATGGTTTTTCTCAGCCAGGGTAGCGTAGGTAAGCGTTCCGACTTGAGGACTGGTGATAGCCACAAAAGCACCTTCTTCCCAAGGCTTGTACGAGGTCTGAACGCCGTTTTTCTCGAAGATTACTGAACGGTCTACCAGTTCAATCGTGGCTCCAAACTTCCGCTGCAAAACTTCATTCACCTGCTCTAAATCAGGAATCGGCATACTCGTGCCGACAAATCCTTTAATAAAAGCATACTGCTCTTTCACTTGAGTGGTAGCCGCCATATTCCGGAACGCGAAGCTGTCCGTGTAGAATTTGGTGATGGCCCGGCCGTCTTTCTTCGACTTGTCGATCATCTTTTGGAGATCATCAAGCGGTTTAGCCGTTGCAGGCGTTGACCACAGCGTACTAACGCCAAACTTGTTAGCCGTCAAATAACCGTAATCCAGGCGAATACCTACCCCTACGTTCTTATCGTCCTCTACCAGACCAACGCCCGTAGAAAGACCCTGCAGGAAAATAGCTTCGTTACGCTCGTGAACGCCTGTGATTGCTTTGGACGTATCAGCAAACAACTTGGTAAGGATTTGTTGCTCAGAAGCTTTTAAAGCCACCAGCGTATCCAGATCCGTGAGTTGTTGCTCCGTAAGCTTAAGCTCCATACCCATTTTAGGAATGTCGCCAGCCGCTTTACCGATCGAATCCCGGCTTTTCAGGGGCAATACCGAATCCATGGCTACGATGTCGGCCATAACCCGGGTGTTCGATGCGGAAAGAGCTTCCCACTTACCGGAGACAGAGAAGTCTCTACGTAAAAGCGTTTTGTGCAAATACGTTAAAGGATTACCCGTACCGTTTACCCGCTCGGTGATACTGATTACAATTGCCGGGAAGTATTTTCTTACCCAATCAATGAAAAGTGACTGTTCCATCTAATTAGTCCTCCCGGAAATCGATAAGCGGCAGAGCGGTTTTGACGGCTGCCAAGATTGATGACATTGAAAAAGGGGCCGCTGCCGGGTTCACGCGACCGCGTGTCACGATACCCGCCATTGCTTTTTTGGTTGGAATGCTGGAAATCAGAACACCAACGTACTCATGCCCGGTAGGTAAAGCGGCATAAGCCGTAGCTCCGCCGTTCAAAGGCATGGGCTTGTAATCTTTGGTAGCGGTTTCCATGATGATTACGTGTCCGGCCTGAATAACCGCAGGCGTAAACCCTGTAACATTCAAAGATCGACCGCCCGGAATGGTATCAAGTACCAGGGGGACAACTACGGAGTCCTTACCTGAGACGATTGACACAGAATCGTTGTTAAGATTCGTTGTTGCCATATTTAAATCGCGTTCATTACGCCCTTAACGACAGCATCGTCCTTCGATGCCACCTTAACAGAGCTAGATCCTGACTGAGCGGGTTTTGTAACGCTGCCAAGTCCAGTGTTAGCTTCTGTTTGCTGGTGCTCCGCTCCGTCGGTTTTCACGTCTTCCAAGTAAGCATTGAAGTCATCGTCAGTGGCAAAAGCCATTCTGGCATAATTCTTCTCAACCGTCTTCTTGTACGCATCCGAAAAGCCCGAAAGCACTTCAGCGAGTTTACCTTTCCGAGTATCTGTTGTCTTGCCCGTTTCAATTGCACTGATTTTTTCGGCCATTTTTTGGTTTTCCTCAATCAGCTTTTTGGCCCAGGCAGGCGTATCATCAGGTACGTCGGTTTTCTTTTCTGGTTCCTCTTTCTTTTCAGGCTCGGCCCCTTTGCCTGTTTCCTTTTTGGCTTTTTCGACAGCTTCGTTAACGCGCTTATCTGCATCGCCCTGGAACGCTTTGAGAAGATCTTCGACCCCACCAATGGCATTGTCAATCTCTTCTGCTTTTGTAACGGTTTTTGCTAAGAAGTCGGCCACCCCGTCAAAAGCCTTGTCCGTAAAACCCAAGTTTTTATACTTGTTTTTTAACGCTTCTAAAATCTCTTTTTTCATACGTTTTGAATACGTTACATATTCTTGTGTATACGATATTTAATAGCTGGTCACAAAAATATAAATAAAAAATACTTTGCAAATAATTTTTGATACTTTTGTTTGTATTAAATAACTGATAATCATATAGTTATATACAATTATAGATCTAATTATGTATATAATTATGGGTCTTTATTTTGGTTAATAAGGCTTGAAAATAAGATTATTAAGTGGTTGTTTATTGGATATAAATCGGTTTAATACAAGAATTAAAACTTGTAAAAATATTCCCAAATGGCTGACAAAAAGTACTTCGCAATTGAGCAGATAAACGGAACGCCGACCAGCGTTCAGGAGATTTCTGCCGATAAGTACCAACAGGCAGTAAAAGGAGAGACGCCGGGTAAGCAAATCAAGATTAAGCTCTTCGAGGGTAACGCAACCGGCCTCAAAGCGCAGGTTGGCAACGTAGCTGAAGGCTCAAAATTGGATTGGTCGATTTATGAAGGAGATGCCTACGTAGCCAATCCTAACTTCATCGACGGGGATAGGGGGAATTTAATGGTTCTAAATTCCTTCGTGGAAATCAACCTTAGCCCTTTCAGGAATAAGCTGCGTAACGGGGTAAGTTATCGACTGTACCTGGCCCTGCCTGGCGTACAAGGGTCAGAGGCATACATTGATTTTACGTACGAAGCCGAAGAGCAGGGTAAGAAAATTGAGATTCATAACGCTGAAATGGAGGGATATTCTGTATTGGCGGGTCTATCCAACTACAGCTCTGCAGAACGCTTTAATTGGTCAGTAAGCAGGGGTGACGCTTACAAAGGCGGCGAATTCATTCATGGTTGGAACGACGGCCGTTTGAAAGTGGATGCTGAAGGTGATATCGAAGTATCCTTGTACGATAAACGAGAGGTTTTGAAGGATGGCGAGACGTTACGGCTCTATATAAACGACTACGCCAATCCAAAGGAAACCGAAAACTTCGCGGAATTCACCTACAAAGCTCCAATCGTAGAAGAGCCCGATGAAACTGGCGAGCACAGCCAGCCGGGAAAGCCTAACGGGCCTAATAAGCCCGTAGAACCGCAACCCGAAACTCAAGAGGGTGAAATACGAGCTATCAAGTACGACCCTTCCAAAGGATTAGAGCAAATCCCCGTTTACCGTTTGGCAGATGGGGCGATCAACATTCTGCAATCCAATGTACCCTTTGCCATTCAAGCTGATTTTGCCCGTAAAGGCATGATCAGCCATGTGCATTTGAACCTTGATGCAGACTATGGTGGTATTTATCACAAAGAATGGAACCCCAAAGGTATCACCTGGGCACGAGTAGGGGAGCTGATTAAAGAATACAACATTCCGGAACACGTAGGTGCTTACCGGATGATGTACCAAAATGCCTTGGATGACGTTTGGCCCCGCAAGCCGCGTCTAGCGAACGGCGAGGAAGATCCTAACCCCTGGCCCAACAGTCAGCAGGAAGTAAACGAACGGGTAGCTGGCTACTTGATGGACCTTGTTCAAGCCATTGGGTGGGATAAACGGCCAGCTAATCATATTCTTGACGTAGACTGGGAATCAGGGGATTTCTTCACCTACGGCGGGGTAGTCAGTACGGCCAAAGCTATTAAATACGCCACGGACAAGTACGACAACCTTCGCATACTCGTATACTCTGGTTCGCATAATAACTCAGCGGTTGAAGGTGGCGGCAGTCCTGCACACCCAGAAAAACATATCGGCCCAACGCCTCGCTTCGAGATGTTTCGGGATGCCGGCGTTGATATTTTCCAAGGTACCGTCCCCTATTTCCGTACGCCGCGGCAGGAATGGGATAACCCTCAGCATTATGGCTCGGTGATCGGTGAAGGCAAACCATACTCTTCGGAAAAAGAGTACGGGCTAAAATCCATTATCAAATCCATTGGTGCTAAAATTGACTGGACCGATAATTTCTTCCGTACGCTGCCCGCTAGCTTAAGAGCTTCTGTTTTTGAGTGGTATATGTCGACTTATGAAGGCGGTGATAATGGGGGTGAGCGCCGATACTACATTGAAAACGGTCAGAAGATTTGGTGGTCTTCGTTCAACTGGCTTGAAATTGGCGAATGGATTCAAGAAAGCCTTCCCGTTTGGGCGGGCGTTATGGGTACATTCCGCTTTGGAGGTGGCGCTTACTTATGGACAGATGGTCGCCCCTGGTTAGCTTCCAACTACGCCTTAGAGCTGGGCAAAGCTCGCCTGTATTCCTATAACGAGTTCCTGAATAACCCGGCTACCCAATACAACATCCAGCTTGAATTCACACTCGACGGCGGCAAGACCTGGGTGAAGGACACACCACGTACCGGAACAAACCCAGATGCACACTTGGAACCTCGCGGTTATATCCGGGGAGCCTCTTTGAATGGCAAACTCTGGGTGGTGGCTACTGCTGGTCAGCCCTTCCATAACGCGGGTAAATCGCAACAGGTGCTTATTCGGCACAACGGAAAGACGTTCAGCCGGACGCTCGAGCCGCTTACCGTTCACTCATTTACTGCTGAAATCTGATGGAAAAGATCAGCACCTTCGTAAGCTACAAAGAGGCTACATCCAGTGCTACGGCGGCTCGACTAGGTATTGATAATACACCTGGCACTGAGACGCTGAAACGTATGGCGTATGTAGCCGACCGGGTGCATACGCCGCTTCGAGAACACTTCAATATACCCATCCCAGTTACATCCTTTTACCGGTCTTCTAAGCTGAATTCCGCTATTGGCGGCGCTCGCAGCTCACAACATGTAAAAGGTGAAGCGATGGACTTGGACCTTGGCTCGGGCGTAAACGGCACACGGAATCGGGACCTTTTCGACTATATCCGAAAATACCTGGCTTTTGATCAACTCATCTGGGAGTTTGGCACAGACGAAGATCCTGACTGGGTGCATGTATCTCTCGCAAAAGAGGGCAACAGACGTGAAATACTCAAGGCTACGAAAGTAGCTGGTAAGACGGTCTACGCGCCGTTCAAATAACCTTTTGCATATCCCACACACGCCGCTACGATGGAGCAGATAATTAACTGGACAAAAGTATTAGACGTATCGGTGGTTTTTGTCCCGGCGGCATTGATAGGAACAACAGTGATGACCTGTCTCAAATACAGGCAGCGCATCAAGGAAGACCAGGCTTACATATGGGTGGATATCATCATCAGCGTAAGCATATCCCTGTTCCTGACAGTGGCTGTAGCCTTCAAATTTGAGCAGCTTGATAGATTCTGGACTTGGCTCATAGCGGGCGGCTCAGCCTTAGGCGGAACACCCATCGCAGTTAAACTGAGAAAATATGCAATCAAACAGCCTGATCACCTACCAGACAACCTTACCGACTTGACATGAACATACTTGAGATCGCATACGGCATTGCCTGCCTCGCTTTAGGCGGCTGGTTTGTTAGGGAAAACATTAAGAATCAACCCGACGAATTTCTGGAATGGCTTTACCAGCTACTCTTTTCGGTTGCTTTCCTTGCTACCGGATGGATAAACACCATCGTCCCTTTTCTGCCGGAAAACTATGGTAAGTCGGCCTATTTCGACACAGTATGGGCTTCTCGTATCGTGTTTTTTGTGATAGGAGCGATCAAAATCACCAAAATACGCCGCTCTACTGAACGCAAAACCGGGAAGCCGGATACGAGCTGGTACGCCACTAAGTTTATCCCAGGATTAGCCCGCATCGTCGAAAAAGTGAACGACTGGTTTGAAGACAAGTTCCCTAAAGCCTACCTGCTCCTGCATAAATTCCTGTTAGGTATTCAGCGAGAGATTGCCCGCCAATGGACGGAAAACCGGGCCAGAACCTCTATAGTGATCGTTGGGATCATGTTCTGTTTGCTACTTCTCATTTTCTGGCCAGCACCCCGCGTCATCCTTGATAAAGAAACCGTAAAACGTATTGACCTGCATAACACCTATAGCGACCTGTCAGACTCTAGGCGACGCCTGGACTGCCTAATAGTCGTAGTAGATACCCTTGAAACCAGTTATGAAAAGAAAGCTAAAGACATTAAGGCTGTTGGGGCTTCTGATGCTGATCGTCAGAAGTTGCGTGACGGTGTCCGTCGCTCAAAAGACGCCCAACGGAGACTTTGAGACCTGGTACGTTCTAGCCTTAGAAGATTCGGTAATTAAATACGAGAAGTTGAAGCCTCTCTACTATGCTCAGGCGGCTAAGAGTCGAGAGGCTGAGAAAGCTTTGCTGTTGAGCGAGAAGGCCAGAGGCTTGGAGTTGGAACTTTACGAGATCGACCGTCGAAAATGGGAAAAGGCAGAAGCAGACCTAAGACGCCAGATACGTGGGCTTAAGCTAGTCGGCAAGTTGAAAGGTGCTGGCGGCGTACTGATAGGAGCGGGAGTAATCATCTTAACTATTGCAAAATGAAAAGTCTATGGAGCACGAATACTATTTGGCAGTAGCCTCTTTCTTGGGAATGCTCAGTTGTACGGTGACTTTAGCTTGGGTTTGTACCCGCCAAAAACCAGAAACGGATGGAAACGCTGGAAACACAAGCTTTTAACCGGTGCGGAAACACTGGAAACGCAGGAAACGCAAGAAAATAGGCTTTGTGTTTCCGGGTAAAAAGCTGTTTGTCAGTGATTTGACCCTCTATGGAAACGCAGGAAACACAAAAAATCTATCTTAGAAATAATAGGCCTTTAGGGCGTAAGATATAAGGTATTTACAGCCTAAACGCCTAATGCGTATAAGTCATAGTGAATTGTGTTTCCACCGTGTCCAGTGTTTCCACTAACCTTTTAAGGATATGTCATCACCTTTCAAAACCTACCTCAAGTTTGTCCAGATTCGGGACACAGGGAAGACTAAAATATTCGAAGTGCAGAGTCTGCGATACGGCCATAAGTTGGCAGAGATCAAATACTATGGCGCTTGGCGGAAGTACACCTTATTCCCCGAGGCCCATACGCTATTTGATTGTAAATGCCTTCAAGAGATTACCGATTTCATGAATAACCTGATGGAGGAAAGACGCCATGGCAAAAAAGCGTAAACATCCTACTGATACCGAAGTCGGGATAAGGACTATAAGTCAGATTGAAAAGCTTCCGGTAGGTGAGCTAACCGATGAAGAAATCTGTAAGCTGTTTTTCCGCCGATTCGGGGCCAAGGCTCTTATCATGATGTACATCGATGACACGGGAGAACAGCAGGCTTTTGGAAGGCTATATCGCACCAAAAGCGGTGAGGCTTTATATGATCGTCTAAGTAGCTACTTCGGTTCTGTGCAGGTATTAACGGACCTGGTTTTAATTCATAACCCCGATGACAGAGCTTAAATTATCAGAAAAGCAGAAGCGGTTTTGCGATGAGTACCTGATTGATTTGAACGGTACTCAGGCGGCTATCCGTGCTGGCTATTCGCCCCGGACAGCAGACGTAAAAGCTGCTCAATTATTAAAGCTGCCTCAGATTCGATCCTATATCGAGGAAAAGAAATCTCAACTTAACCAGCAGCTTGAAAATAAGTACCTGATCAACAAGGAGCGGGTACTGCTTGAGTATGCCCGAATCGCCTTCGCAGACCTCCGGTGCTATTTCAATCCGAACGGTTCACTTAAAGAAGTAACTGAACTAACCGAAGATGAAGCCGCCGCTTTGGCAAGCTCTGAGACTGAGGAAATGAAGGAGATGGGTATTCCTATCGGTGAGACTAAAAAGATTAAGCTCTGGGACAAGCTCAGAGCATTAGAGGGTATCCGTAAAGTGATGGGCTACGACGCCCCCGTCAAGCAGGACCATACCACGAAAGGGGAAAGTCTGAATAAGGGGTTTGGTGATTTTTTACAGCAAGTGAACCAGGTAAAATGAGTGAACAGGAATTCGAAAAGCAGGGTGAGAATCAGGTCCGTGCTTGGACAGAGGACTGGTGCAAATTTGCCCGAGAAGCTTTGAGCGTTAATCTGGACAAAGAGCAGGAAGCTATACTTTCGAGCGTACAATATAATCCGCGTACCTCTGTGGCCTCGGGTACTGCCCGAGGTAAAGACTTCGTAACGGCCGTAGCCGCGATTTGCTTTATGTATCTGACGCCGAAATGGCGGGGAAAAGAACTTATCGAAAACACGAAAGTAGCTCTTACAGCTCCGACCGATCGTCAGGTGAAAAACATCATGATGCCGGAGATTTCGCGGCTTTTTAACCGAGCCAAGCGAAACGGGGTACTTTTCCCAGGCCGGCTCAACGCCTATGACATTCGAACCGATAACGAAGAATGGTTTCTCACGGGTTTTAAAGCGGATGAACACAATCACGAGGCATGGTCTGGCTTTCACGCCGTAAATACCATGTTCGCTATTACGGAAGCTTCTGGTATTTCAGACGATACGTTTGCAGCTATAGAAGGTAACCTACAAGGCAATTCCCGGATTCTGATTGTATTCAACCCTAACACAACGATCGGATACGCCGCTAAAAGCCAGAAGGGCGAACGCTGGTCCCGGTTTCGGCTTTCCTCCCTTTCCGCTCCTAACGTACTGGCCAAAAAGCAAATCATCCCGGGTCAGGTTGATTACGAGTGGGTGAAGGATAAGCTGGAACTCTGGGCCAAAGAAATACGACCTGACGAGTTCACCGAGGAAGAAGACGATTTCGAGTTTGACGGCAAGCTATACCGCCCCGAGGATTTATGCCGCATCAAGATTCTTGGCAAATTTCCCAAAGTAGGCGAGGACTCGCTGATACCCGAGCAGTGGATTGAACTGGCTAACCAACGCTGGGAGAAATACCACAAAACCTACCGCGTCAATCAGTACCCAGGCCTGCAGCGTATTGGCGTTGACGTGGCCGGCATGGGCCGCGATAGCTCCTGCTTCGTTCACCGTCACGACAACATTGTCAGCAAGATCCGGAAGAAGAACTCCGGCGGCCGGGCCAACCACATGGAAATTGCCGGAGCCGTAAAGCATCATCTGGATAAAGATAAACGGGCCATTGCCCTAATCGATACAATTGGCGAGGGGGCCGGCGTGTACTCCCGTCTGGAAGAGTTGGGCCTAGTCGAACAAATCGCTTCTTGTAAGTACAGCGAAGCAGCTAAGGACGAAAGCGAAGAACCCCTAACCGATGTCACAGGTCAGTACAAATTTGCCAACATGCGGGCTTATCTGTTCTGGGCCGTACGCGATTGGCTTAACCCTCGTAATAATCAAAACGCCATGCTGCCTCCGAGCCCTTCTTTGCTTGAGGAAGCTACCGAGATTAAATGGAAGTTTCAATCAAATGGCTCGATCATCATTGAGCCGAAGGACGAGATTGTCAAACGTCTAAGCCGCTCACCGGACGAGTTTGACGCCCTGGCTAACACCTTCTACCCAGCTACCGTATCAGCACCTCAGAATTTAACTGGACTGTTTTTCTAATCACAGCTATGAACCTAACTGACTTAAAAGCCGCAATCGTCAAAGGCCAGGATATTAAAAAAGCAGTCGAGCTGCTGAAAGGTAAACGCACACTTCCTACGGTAGAAGAGTTTAAGAAGCAATACAACGTAAAAGATCACGAAGTCTTTGATACGGCCAAACGACCCGACAAGCCTTTAGCGGATGGTAGCTTTGAAAAGGTGAACCGATTAGGCTTTTCATTCCAAGAGCTTATCACCGAGCGGGCGGTAAGCTTTCTATTCGGTCTTCCTCCTAAAGTAGTCTGCGATCCCCAGGGGGAAGGACAAAAGAAGGTGCTGGGAGCAATCAACCGCATTTTCAAGGATAATAAAATATCCAGCTTCAACGCGGAAATAGCTTTAGAGATGTTCAAATCTACGGAAGTAGCGGAGTGCTGGTTCCCGGTTAAGAAAGACGCTGAGCACGAGGACTACGGCTTTAAAACCCCATTCAAGCTTCGGGTTATGGCCTTTAATCCCTGGGACGGGAACGAGCTGTATCCGCTTTTCGACGAAACAGGCGATATGATCGCTTTTAGCCGGGCATATATCCTCCTTGATGGTGAAGGCAAAAAGATTAACTACTTCGAGACTTATACGGAAGCCGAAAAGATTATCTGGAAAGAGGGTGCCACAGGTGAGTGGGAAGAGGTCAGCCGGGAGAATAATGTAATTGGTAAGATTCCCGTCGTCTACGGCCGTCAGAAAGAGGTAGAATGGTCAAACGTTGAATCGATCATTAAACGCCTCGAATACTTGCTTTCCAACTTTGCCGATACTGACGATTACCACGGATCCCCGACGATTTTAGTTACTGGAGAGCTGACAAACATGGCTAAAAAGGGCGAAACAGGTAAGCTGCTTCAAGCCAAAAATGGGGCCACAGCTGAATACCTTTCCTGGAACCATGCCCCGGAGGCTATCAAGCTTGAAATCGAAACGCTGCTCCGTTTTTTATTCTCATTGACCCAAACGCCAGATATTTCCTTTGAAGCGGTGAAAGGTTTAGGGGAAATTTCCGGCGTAGCGCTTAAAATGCTCTTTCTCGATGCCCACTTGAAGGTCAAAAAGAAGCAACGGGTCTTTGATGCGTACCTGGAGCGTCGTACCAATATCGTGAAAGCCTTCGTGGGCATGATGGCTACGAGCCTAAAAGGTGATGTTGCGGCCATTGATATTGAAACCCAGATTCAACCCTTCATCATTGACGATGAGGCAGGTCTGGTGAGCCGTTTAGTTACGGCCAACGGCGGAAAACCGCTCATCTCAAAGAAGACCGCTACGGCTCTTTCCGGATTGGTCGATAACGTGGATGAGGAGATGAAGCAAATGCAGACTGAAAGCCAGCAGGAGCGGAGTTTTGATGTCACTGAAACTGCGTTCTAATGGCCAAACAAGCGTTCAAAGTATCCGACTGGGAGCTGAAGCACTTCATGCGTACCGAGCAGTACGCCAGTCGGATCACGGCCATTTACGAGGCAGTGGGTAGGGAGGTAATCCGTTTAGGCAAATCACTGAAAGTTGACCCTGAGAAGCTTTTTTCCTTTGATGACTATCCGGTAATACGAGAACAGGTAAAGAAGCTCTTAGCCGATATGGCTGAACGAATCGAAGCTGTGACGCTGGAAGGCACTCAGGCAGAATGGGAGTTGGCCAATTTGAAAAACGATGCGTTGGTGGCCTCGGTACTCGATACGACGAAGATTCCCGCCAAGTTGTTAGCCCGCTACGAGGCTCAGAACCTCTCAGCCCTTGCCACTTTCCAAAAACGAAAGGTGTCCGGAATGAATCTGTCCAGTCGCGTCTGGAACTATACCCAACAGTTCAAGGAAGAAATGGAGCTGGCTCTCGACATCGGCATCGGGGAGGGCCGTTCGGCCAATGAGCTGAGCCGCGATGTCCGTGAATACCTCAATGAGCCTGATAAGCTTTTCCGCCGAGTCCGCAACAAACGTGGCCAGCTGGTACTCTCGAAAGCAGCTCGAGCCTACCATCCCGGACAGGGCGTGTATCGCAGTTCTTATAAGAACGCGCAACGCATGACCCGGACGGAAATTAATATGGCTTACCGGGCCTCTGATTACGAACGCTGGAATCAGCTTGATTTCGTGGTAGGCGTGGAAGTACGCCGGTCTAATCGACCATATGTCTGTGACATCTGCGAGCCGCTCAAGGGCATGTATCCGAAAAACTTCAAGTTTGTAGGTTGGCACCCCAATTGCCGATGCTACGCCGTGTCGGTTTTAGCGACACCTGCCGAAATGCAAAGACTTACCCAGATGATCCTTGACGGTGAAGACACATCTGATTTTCGCTCGGAAAACGCAGTAACCCAGATGCCGAAAGGCTTTACAAACTGGATTGAAGAAAATAGAAAAAGGCTGCTGACGAGTAAGTCACAGCCCTACTTTGTACGGGATAACTTCAAAGGTGGAGATATTCGGAATGGACTCCGGATGGTTTAAGTGAACGTGATCTCTGTGATAGTTTCAGCTATATCTAGATATCTGTTATATGTAACCGGAGCCATTTTTCTTTTGTTTCCCCATTACTATGGTTTTGCAATTTTAACTCTTTGCCTGATTTATAAAGCTTTGAATGCTTGTCTTTTCCTTCATTAACCCACACATATGCCTTAAATCCTGGATGTGCTATATTTTGAGTATCTATCCATTCTTCTAATAAAGCATAGTCATCAAACTCTATACGCCCACCAGCCTTATAATTAGGGTATGCCCAGAATACTTCGAATCTTTTTTCCATATCACGTTTATTTTAAAGCTACGCCACAGAGTATCTTTTGATCACACTCTCCGTTGAGGAAGTCCACCGCCAATACGGCGATCGCTCGCCCTTGTACGGTTTCAAGCTTATCAATGCCCTCATAGGTTTGGCGGTCCTCGACTAAGATGTCGACAGCCTCGGTATAGCCTTCCTTCTGAGGGAAATTGGCCGCTTTGGTAATGCCGGGCTGAGCGAGTTTCTTCCGAATCTCCTCGATGGCCTTTTCGATTTGCTTTTCAGTTGGTTTCATGGCATGAATATACGGCTAAAGTGCTTAAGAAGCTATCGTATCTATGGTGAGGTACCAGTAAAGAAGTTCAGTCAGAAACCAGCCTTTTCCACATTCTTTTTATCCCAAATGCTACAGCTCAATCAGGCATTAGCAGAGGTATAGAGAATGGCTGATTATGAAATATTGATAAGAAAGTAACTTGTATGCTTATTTAAAAGGAATAGTTATTTAATTGCATTACTTTTGCAGTCCGTTTTTATTACCCTAATAGCATTAGGGTATAAGTCAAGGATGCAATGTGTTGATAATCTGAGTTTTATGCTTGAACGTTTTAACTTTTTCACTAATGGAAAGTAACCTTCCCGATCAAATTGACATCCATTACCAAAAAAGCACGGATTACAAAACAATAACAAGTACTGGTGTTTTTGGAGGCGTTACGTCAGCGGCTCAGGTAGATCTAAATTTTTTTGTAGATCGAGTTGTCATACCTACTAAGATGGCACATAGACTTGAATTGGTAGATGGTAATGCTTATACGTTGGGTGAAGTAGTCAGTAGTGAAGGGAAAACAGGCTCAATTAGAGAAGTTCAAGTAGGTATTTTGCTTGATTTGCATATTGCTATTGGTGTACGCGATTGGTTAAATGATAAGATTAGTCAACTTCAAGCACAACGATAATACCAAAAGGAGAACCATGCATAATCAACAAACGCAATCATCAGCTTCTAAGGTTATCATTGCTATTGGTCTTATAGCTTCGGCATCGATGCCTGCTAGTTCTTCAAACAACCTAGGGAGCTTTCATCCGTTCTCTAAGCAGACTCCTGTTAGTACAAGCAAGAATAGTTCAAGTCGTCCTAAAGCTTTAGAACGGGTTTTTTTGATAGAAGAAATTGAAAGAATTAATCAAGTAAAAAACCAGCAATTGTTAAAACTGAGAAAAACCAAAAGATTTACTCTTGATGGTGGAATTGATTCACTCCCAGAAGAAACCATATCAGTACTTTTGGAAAAAGGAATAGAAATAGAGCATATTAATGCTACGGAGGATAACAGTGTAGCATTTGAGTTTAATCATAACAATAAATATCACTTAATTGAATTCTTTCAAGATGGAGATATCGTATTGTTAAAAGGTAGTGGACCGGAAACTCAGGCTTGGGACGCATTAAATGAAGATTATTTTGAAAAATTGAACGAACACTTCCTATCTGTACATGAGTGAAAATGCATGTGAAGTATGTACAATTTCTAGTATACCTGCACGACTTCATAGAAATGGCCGACCTGTAATTAGCGAATTTGATGAGGATGAATTGTTATATCGTCGATTTAAAGTCGAAGGGTCTAAAGAAGATTGGGAAACTAATCAAGACTCTCGGGTGAAGATTTTTGCGATGGATAATGATTCTTATAACCGTTCCAAATTTAGTGAATGCCCTGAAGATGTATTATATAATAAAGATTCAGAAGAGCATCACTTGGCTTATGGTATAGTGTCCATTAAGGTTTCAGATGTATTAAGTATTAGGGAGGCCGAGGTTAATAATGAACGACGTATTTTTACAGCTGTTGTAAATCACAAGCCGGAAAATTGTATGTATCCTCACTGTGATTTGGTTATATATTCAAACGGTCAAGTTGCTGAAAAACGTCCTAAAAGTGTAAAAGCCGTTTTTAGAAATTTATTAGTTGGATTCTTAAAAATTGAGAAGCCCTTTGTTAAAGGACAAGAAAGCAATGGATAAATTTAATGTCAAAGTCCTAAGAGGCTAAAGTAACGTGCTACTTCATACGTATCCGTAGTGGCATGTTGAAACTCTCCATCAATGTAGATTTTGTAGGTTTCTGACTCGTAAGAAATCCAAAAGAGAATATTTTCGCAACGCCATTGAAATACTAGTTCTCCGGCAACGAACCGAAGTCCCTGTAAATGAGAGAAGGGTTTCAAAAGCTCGAAGATCTCGTACATTTCATCTAGCACTTGGCTGTTATCAGGTCTGACCATCTCGTGGTGTAGCAGGGGGATAGGCGTTCCTGCAGCATTTTCCACTTTCGTCCAAAACCTTGTGCCGCTACTTTTACTGTGTCTTTCCCATACCAGCCGTTTACCGTATCCAGAGCCCGCATTGCTTTCTGCTCTTTTTCCCAGTCAATATCCGTGAAAAGTTGAGCTTGACGATGCTCTTCGGGTTGCAAACCACTGACGATGCAACCCACTTTCTTGAAGTTTAAGCCGTCCTGCCAGAGCATATCTAATACCTGGTGAGCCGAATGAATCAAATCCGGCGTGAAGCTTGTAGCCTTAGGTAGGTGAATGGTCTTGTGGCCGTAGTACTGCCGGTCCTGCTCCCGGTATTGGTTAGTATGCAGAAAGATGGTCATCAGGTTAGCTATACTTCCTTCTTTCCTGAGCTTCTTGGCACAATTGGCAGCATAATTCGCTAACGCTTCCCGTACTACGTCCTTCGATTGGGTAAGTTCTCCGAAAGACCTGGCTGTGCAAATGGCTTTTTTCCTGTCAGGGATTAATTCAAGGTCGTAGCAGGGCTGGCCGTTCAGCTCTTTGAGCAGTCGTAAGCCCTGAACAGTCATGTTTTTAGCAACCCAGGCTTCTGATTGCTGGGCGAAATGCAGGGCATCCTTGCAACCAAATTCTTTTAATTTGCGTACATACTGCCTGCCTATTCCCCACAAATCCCCAATATCAAAACCATCTAAGGCACGTTCGATTTCAGTTTTAGACTGAATCATGTACAGCCCACCGTAGGCTGGATTCTTCTTAGCCCTTCTATTGGCCACTTTCGCCAATGTCTTTGTTGTAGCGATACCGATTGACACAGGGATGCCGGTCCATCTCCGAATGCGTTCCTTAATCATCCAGGCGTATTCATAAATGTCTTTGGTGTAGTGTTCATAACCTGAGAGGTCTACGAAGCATTCATCAATGCTGTACACTTCATACCGATCAACCATGCTGGCGATGGCCGCTACGACGCGATCCGACATATCGCCATACAAGGTATAGTTGCTTGAAAAGGCCTGTACACCTACCGACTTGGTATAAGTAGCAATTTGAAAGGCAGGCGTGCCCATTTCTATTCCGAGCGCCTTTGCCTCGTTGCTTCGGGCGATGACGCACCCGTCGTTATTGCTGAGTACGACGATAGGCTTTCCTTCTAAGCTAGGATCAAAGGCACGTTGACAGCTTGCGTAGAAGTTATTACAGTCGATAATACCAAACATCACAAGCCCCCTTTCCGCTTATAGGCTAACCGGTTACCGTGGTCTCGTACCGTGAAAGTCACGACGCCAAAGAGCTGCCACTCGTCGTCGGGTTGAGGCAGAATAGGTTCGTAATACTGAGACGCAGATACAAGGGCTACCGCTTTGCCCTGCTTCTTGTAAAACTTTACTGTCCACTCTCCATTTACGAACGCGATCACGATGTCACCGTCTTTCGGGGTTTTGGCTCGGTCGATGATCAGCAAATCGCCATCATATATGCCGGCTCCTTCCATGCTGCGACCGCTGGCCCAGGCAAAAACGGTAGAGGCGGTATGCTCAATAAGCAATTCGCTAAGTGAAAGAATACCTTCTCGGTGATCATCTGCCGGACTGGGAAACCCTGCGGCGATGGGTAACGGACTCAAGGGGTAGAACTCCTTGGTCTGCGTATTCAGGTGAAAAAACTCAACGCTTGCCCAATTCATAACTGTATAAATTTCATATTCACATTTGTAAAATTTTAGTCATTTATCCTAAAATCTAATGCTACAGGAATGAAATAAGCAAGAAATGGGTGTATTATTTATTCAAAAAGTTTATAAGTGGCTGATTTTCAGTTCTTGACAAGTTGACAAGATATATGCGATCCTGTAGAACAAATGCCTCAATATCAGGTATTTACAAATGTAAAAAGCCGCAAGATGGTCCTGCGGCTCGTAATTAAATGAGGTTTGGTCGGTTATAAACGATTCGTATCGTTTTATAAGGGTTCGTTCAAGAAATGTAAAACGGTTTAAAGATTTTACTGATTATTAGGTTTGTCGTCGTCCTTGCCATTATAATAATCTAAATATCTCTCTTTAGGAAAGCGCTTTTGGAGCTCTGGATTTTCCTGAAGATGCTTTCTTACCCAGTTCCTAAAAGCAATACCTAACCATAATGATGAATTAAAGTCTAGTATGGCTCTTCTAGCTTGTAAGAATTTTGTTATTGTAAATATTATCAGAAGAATAAGCAGCAGAAATATTATCCCTATTAAAAAGGTGAGGCCTAAGTATTTAAGCCAATCGTGTAAATTAATATCCATAAGGACCATAGTTGGTGAGTTTAAGAGGCTTTTAAGTTATTAGACTGACAATCTAGCCACTAATAACTTAAAAGCCTCTCAGTAGGGCAGAGATTGACTCTGAAATACTATATAGCCTTTATCTTGTTGAGTTGTTCCTCATAGAACTTGAGTGCCAATTGTCCTACGACATAGGGGTTATGCCCGTTTGGAACAGGTCTTCCATTATGGTAATCCGGCGGAAAATATATGACCCCTTTATTCGTGATGTTACGTAATCTGAATTCAGCAGGATGTAGATAGTGAGTCGTGGTTTCAACCACACTACCTTTGTCGTCTAATTTATGGAGCTGCAAGGGGTTGTTTAAGTCTGGTCTACTACCAGGAATTATGTCTAAGGCAGCCAGCGTTTGCACAGAATGTTGATCGGCGTTTCGAGCTTGCCATAGATATTGCAGCAGTTTATCTTTTTTACGTTTATCTCTGACAAAATTATTAAGTTGTTGATACTTGCCCTGTAATCCTTCACACCCATGTTGGGCTTTCGTCCAAACTTTATCTAAATGGTTCAAAAACCGCCGCCAATGCTTTTCGGCATCGTCGAATTGATCTGATCTACTCATCTGAGCTAATTCCTTTTTTGCTTGCTCTAGCTCTTCTTCTGCGTAGTATAGATTTACCATAGAGTTATTTATAAAATGGTGGTTAAATATATTTATAAAACAAGAAAAAGCCCTCTGGTTAAGAGGGCTTTTTACTCATGCCGGTTCATGCATTACGTCCGGCTCAGCCATTCGGTAAAACTCGGCCGCTTTGGCTTCACAGTGAAGGGCCTTACCGACGTCTTTTATAGCTTCATCCTTTTTGCCCGCACGCCAGAGGTATTTAAAGCGGGATAGCTTGTAAAAGATGGCTACTTCCTCGGGGCCGTAGATTCGGGACATCGCTTCTTCGGACTCCATGCCGTTAGAGACATAGTGCGAGGGTGTTTCGTTTTTCATATCAGTTGATTGGTCTAAAACTAACTTTCCCTAACTTCTTAGTTGGCCTCATAGCTCTTGAAAACTAAGTATCGCTAAGAGGCCGTTTGGTTATTGTATTTGGCTAAACTTGGTGTAAAAGCTGAGTAAGTCACGGTGATAGACATTGGTATACTTCTCCATGCGGTAGAAGACCAGACCTCCCATGCAGGCAGTAACGATAAAGCGGTTGCGGGATAAGTCATGCTGCCAGATTGTACCGACGGCGGGTGGGGTAGCAGGAATCATAAGGTGATGTTTGGACTAAGCGCTAAGGATTCGTTGAATACGTGCTTTCAGGGCTACCATGAGATTATTCTGATCTTCGGCTTTCCGGCTCAAGGCCTGAATGATGTCGTCCTCTACCGTGCCCTGACAGGTAATCCAGGTATTGATCACCGATTTCTTTTGCCCTTGCCGGTGAAGCCGGGCTACGGCCTGCTGGTAGAGCTCCAAAGACCAGGGCAGACCAAACCAGACAATGTGATTGCCGCCGTGTTGCATATTCAAACCATGACCGGCTGAGGCGGGGTGGGCGAGAAGAAAAGGTATTTTACCCTCGTTCCAACGATCCAGATCCTCGGTACCCTGAAGCAGGTGAGGCTTATACCCTTTCAAGTACTTCTGAATCCGGGCCACGTCGGATTTGAAGCTGTAGAAGCATAAAACCGGATTGCCATTAGCCGCTTCCAGGACATCGGCCAGTGCATCAATTTTGAGTCTATGCACTTCATGAAACTGCTTATCCTCATCGTACACCGCTCCGTTTGAGAACTGGGTAAGCTTCTGGGTAAGGCTGGCTGCTGATACGCTTGAGATGTCGTCCGCATCGGTCAGGCTAAGCACTGAATCCCGTTCGAACTTTTTGTACTGGGTTCTTACCTCTTCGGGCAAGCTCACGCATACGTGGTTATCAATCAGGGGAGGAAGCGTCAGCCAGTCCTCTTTCTTCATGCTTACGCAGATATCGCCAATCTTTTCGTAAATCAGCTTTTTATAAATCTGAGGCCCTAAGAGGGCGTCACCCTTTTTGAGGTTGTACTCGTAAACAACGTGGCCGTTTTTTTTACCCTCGTTGAAAAACTGCTGACGGTAACGGCCTACTGTTTTGCCTAATCGCTCGCCTCGATCTAATAGGTAAAGCTGTGACCAGAGATCGATGAGCGAATTCGGCGAAGGCGTACCCGTAAGGCCTACGACCCGCTTAATCAGGGGCCGGATAATGCGAAGCGATTTAAAGCGATGCGACGATTGATCTTTAAAGCTCGAGAGCTCATCAATGACCAGCATGTCAAAAGGCCATTTGCCGTTGTTTTGCAGGTAAGCCACGAGCCAGGGTACGTTCTCGCGGTTGATGGTGTAGATGTCCGCCTCGGCCCGCAAAGCGTCCTTACGCTTCTTTTCTGAGCCCAGGCAAACCGAAACGGTCAGGTGCTTGAGATGGTCCCATTGCTCAATCTCTTTGGGCCAGGTATGAGCGGCCACCCGAAGCGGAGCGATGACTAAAACCTTTTTCACTTCACGACGCTTGTGCATCAGCTCATCAATGGCCGTAAGCGTAGCAACAGTCTTGCCAAGTCCCATTTCAAGGAACAAGCCAGCACCGCCGCAAAGCTGTACGGCCTCGTTTTCGATAATGTGTTGCGTGGCGTGTTCCTGGTATTGATGCGGTACGTATTTCATATCTGATCTAAAAATGCGTTGAGTGATTCTGGGGAGTCGACAATCCAAACCGGAAAGCCGAAGCGGGCGAAAATCTGGTGTGCTGCTAGCTGAATGGGTGAGGGCTTTTTACCGGGGGCTTTCAATTCAACAAAATGGATATTTCCAAGAGTGAGTACTAACCGATCAGGCACTCCACGAAAACCCGGTGATACGAACTTTAAAGCCAGACCGCCTCTTTTCTTCACCTGCTCCCGAAACTTCTTTTCGAGTTGCTTTTCATCCATAGTAGTGGGGTAGGTAACAGGGTAACATTTTTTTTCCTATGGATTTAAAAAAGTTGAATTAGGCTGTAAGAAGATTGCTAATAGCTCTTTTTAATAGCCTTTACAGCCTAATTCCATTTTATTTAAAAACCTATTATTGAAATGTTACTTTTGTTACCTAGGAGCTAAGTTTAAGAATATCAATTGGTTAGAGGTAACATTTTTGGTAACATTTGAAATTTTGGGATGTTACTTTTGTTACTTGGTAACATTTTGATGTAACCTAAAATGTTACCTCTCTAAGAGCTCTAAGAACCCCGCTTTTCTCGCGTATCCCCTTACCACATTCCCCTTGATTTTCATAAGCTTAGGCTCCCAATCCGTGGCCTTCCGACGCATGTAATTCTGAATGAATTTCACGTTATTAGTCGTCATATCTTTTGACTGACCATCAAAGGCTTCGGTCCATATCTCCGCTATACTTACACGTATACGTTGCACTTCCGCTTTTACCAGCGGATCACCGCCGTAGTGGATATATGCTCGCCGCTCCGGAATGCTCATCGCCTCCCAGTTATCAGGTAGTAGCATATCCAGATAACTTTGAATCTTGACCTCCCGCGGATCCACTTCGGTATGTTGCTGCTGGATATCTTTAATGACTGCTTCCCATTCAGGTGTTAAATAAAGCTTCTCACCCTGACGATATCGCACGACTGCTTCGGCCCAAAGCGGATCAATTTCTTCATCGGGCATTTCTTCCTGAACGGCTTTTGTAGGAGCCTGCACCCGTACAGGCAGCGGCCAGAACCGCCGGTTACCTGTCTGACTTACCAGGAAATCAACGTTGTTTGTCGTCCCAATGAAGATACACTGCCGCTCTCTACTGGTCATATTAGGACTATAGGAAGCCCGGTAATGATCCTCTCGGCTGGTTATATACGCCTTAACGGCTTCAACCTCTGCCTTCTTCAATCCCGTCATTTCAGCGATCTCTAAAATCCACTTATTCTGAAGCTGTTCAAAGGCCTGTTTACCGTTACCTCCGGAGATCATACTAAAGGTCAAGCTACTGGAAAACCACTGCCTTTTACCTAAATTATACAGCAGGGTACTCTTACTAGCCCCCTCATCACTGATAAGCGTTAGGACGTAATCAAATTTGCAGCCGGGGTTCATAATCCGGGCGACGGCGGCTACTAGCGTTTTACGGGTTAACATTCGGTTAAGCTCCGTATCCTCAGCTCCGAGGTAATCCACGAACACCCGGTCAAGTCTTTCAACGCCGTCCCAGACTAAGCTATTCAGGTAATCGCGTACCGAGTGGAACCGATTCTCATAGGCAATCTGGCTAAGGCCATCTTCAATCATGCCCTTGTTTTTAATCTCATAAGGCTTACCTCCTAAATACCGGCGGATACCTGAATCATCGAAATCACACCACTCGTTAGAGTCTTCCGGACGAGCCCAGGGTAATTTACCGTGAACTTCTTTAGCCTTGGAGAATTCATTATAGCGGATCTTGCCCTTTAGAAGGGGATCATATCTAAGAATTACTTCGAGGTTATCGGGGTTTGGAAGAATCGTGCCCTTACGATCGGTATCTAGCTTACCCGTCCATTCTAGATCAATCTCGTCACCATCAACATCCCCTCTCTCAAAGTCCTCACGAGCAGAGGCTAAACGTTCAGTGAAAATCAATTTCTTCACCTTCTCATCCTTACCTGCAAAATCCATCATGTTCAGGTAAGATGGGAGCTTGTTAACCGGCGTATCGGCCTTTTTACTCTCATCCTGATAGCCGAATTTGTGAATCCGGACCAAGTCAAAGGCATTACAGAGTTTCCCGCTGGTCGGGTCCGTACCATGGTGGGAATACGCCCACTTATCCTCGTAGACGATAACGCCAGCGGCGGTCGTCCCACCCATATAGGTGTAGCGGTTATCCACGTCGCAGGACTCGTATACATCCGACAGGAAGGTTTCAATGGCTTCATGAATCCCGTAGATGCGGCAAAAAGCCCCAATGACACCTTCTTTTTCCGTCGGGTCGCCCTGACGCTTAATGCCCGTTTTGATAGCGGCCGTTTCTGAGTCGCTTACGGGCCACTCCGAGGTATCCTGCCAGTTGTGGTATTGAGCCAGGATGCTATCAGCCTCTAAAAACTCGCCCTGCTGCTCGTGGAAGACGAACTCCCCGTCCACTGAGGTAGAGGGCCAGTACATCAATCGGTTGACTTGGTAGGTGGTATGGTCGAACTGATCAATGCCCAGAGACCCGGCAACCCGGCGGGAGATAGCTTCGAACTCATCCGGGGATACGGGCCGGTCTAGGGGGATAATAAGTCGCAGGCGAGGCTTGGCGGGCGTGTGCTTGTGAGTCGAGTAGACTACCGCTGCACAGCGATACGCCAGGCAGAAATCAGACCACAAATCCGCGGAGGCAAAGTCCGCATCGAGCGTAATCAGCTGCCGGTGCGTGACGGTGTCTTTCTTCCGTCGGCCATTGGCCAGATAGCCACCTACGAAGGCCCCGACGTCCTTAATTTCATCCTGACGCGTCTTGGGGGCCGCCAGGTAAACAGCCAGCTTCTCAGCCGTACGGTGCGTCTTCGAGCAGCGTTCGACGAACTCTGACCACTCCACGGACTTGTTCTTCCAGACTTCATCGTTACGATGCTTGCCGATGGCAATATCTATCTTCGACATAATTTTCTTGAGCTACTTGAGGGGTACTGAATTCAACTGAACAGAATCGTCAGAAAGATTCGATAGACTACTTGCGGAACAACCGCATTGCCAAAGCCCTTTATGGATTCGGTTCGGAGCTTAGAAACGGTAATTCCGTCCAGTCGGGTGGGAAACCCATCATCTCGGCTACGAAGCGGTGATTGAGTTGGGAATTCTGACCAAGCTCTTGAGCCATTTTTGTGTTTAACTCCGAATTCACCATGTGTCTTTTGCTGTTGGGGTTGACATCTGGGCTTTTCCAATCTCTCGTTGTAGGGGTTGGTATCAGAGAGGTTGCGAATTCTACCGGGTTCGGGGCCCGGCCCGCTTGAAACTGATTGCTTCGTACTCGCATGTTGGCCGTTGGAGTGCCCAACATGGCGGCAACCATTGGTAGAAGGGGCTTGCCTTGATTGTTGGTCGAGTTCACCCCCTGATGGGCGTTTGTCTGAGTCGGTGTTGGCAAAAGCCCGTTTCTGTTCATTTTGACTAGGGAGTTTTGGCTCTCCCTCCCCGTCACTTTCTCTCCTGAATCCGAGGCTAAAGGGGTCGGAAGTAGTTTCCTCTGAGCCATTTCCCCCAGTGACTGTCCGAACCCGTTTCCATTCTTGCCCGAAGCCTTCGCTCTCAAGCGACGCTGGTCGATTTTGTCCAAACTCGTAGTCGCTCCGGTGTCCACTACGGTCGGCGTCGGAAGTAACTGTACTACATGTTGTAGCTTGGCTCCGAACTTCAAACCTGTCGTCATTGATGTTCTCACATATCGTCCGTTTTCCAGACTCACCGTTTTGGCGTTGTCCCCGCCAATCGTGTCGGCTACGGTCGGCGTAGGCAATAAACCATACTCTTTCTCTGCGATGGGGAGCGTTGACGCCTGCAGCAGGAATAACGAACGCTTGTACTTCATAGCCTTCAGCTTCCAGGTCAGCACACACCTGCTCGAAGACCATGCCGTCGTTCCAAGTAACAAGTCCGCGAACGTTCTCACCGACGATCCATGTAGGCTCGATTTCTCGTATTGCTCGTAGCATTTCTGGCCAGAGGTAGCGGTCATCAGCTGTGCCTTTTCGCTTTCCTGCGGAACTGAAAGGCTGGCAAGGGAAGCCTCCCGAGAGTACGTCAACTCTGCCTCGCCAGGGCGTGAAGTCGGTTTGTTTGATGTCGGAATAGTGGACTGCATTCGGCCAGTAGTATTTAAGAATCTGCGTACAAAAGGGGTTTATTTCACAGTGAAAGAGGTTCTCCCAACCCATCCACTCAGCGGCTAAATCGAACCCTCCGATGCCTGAGAATAAACTAGCGTGGGTCACTGCTTACACCCTTTTACCACGCCCAGGGCTCTGAGCAAAATACCGTCTTCCTCAAGGCCTTGTTGCTTACTCCACTCGTTCAGAATTTCGCGGCAACGGATCATTGCTGACAAGCCCATGAAAACCACGTTGCCTCTGACCATTTCCCGCGAATAGTCGTATCCAATGTGGTTATGACAATCGGCATCAATTTCAAAGAACCATTTTTCCTCTTTCTCATCATTCCAATTAGGCTCCCACTCACCGTTTACTTCCCGAGCCGCATTGGCCAGCACGCCGACCCATTTTAGCCACTCGGTATCAACCTTTGTGTTCATGTAGATGGAAGGTTCCCCGCCGTATTCCGGAATCACGCCAGCCAGGATGATTCCGTTGATGGTACCCTTGTAGTGGTCAGCGTGTACCCGCTGAGCGACTTCCTGCATGGTAGGTATGTTGTTCATCGGCTTGCGTAGGGCTTGGTGAAACCTTTCATTTGATCGGCTGGGTGACTAGCTCCCAGGTAAATAGCCAGTGCGATAAGGGCAATAGCCGTAAAGATTTTTAGCAGAGGAAACCAATCAGCTTTCGTTTCCCGCATACGGATATACCAAGCCACTGCGCCAGAATAGCGAAGCATGTAGAAGCGGTAACGAATGCTATCCCAAAGCTTTTTGAAGTAACCTTTTTGCGGTTTCCGCTCGATGGGTACGAGCACATCATGCTTATTGACGGTCAGGTAAAGCGGTTGTAAAGGGTCGTTGAAAGTTAAACTCAGGTGCCAAATCTTACCCGTGAAAACGATTTTCAAACGCTGTCCTGGCGTTAACTTCCAACAAGTAATCAGTTCACCATGCGGAGAATCTGGGGATTTGAACCCAGGGAGGGGTCGGTATTCGGGCTGGTCTTTAGCGAAAACCACATTTGATTCGGGAAAGTCCACCGCAGAAAGCCCTGGGCCCGCGATGACTTCTTCGTTTTCGTTGACGGTAGGGGCGGTGGTAACTTCGTAGGCCAGCCAAACACCCAAAGCTAAGACAATTATAAAACCAAGGATTAAGTACATAGGAGTAAGGTTTTTAGGGTTATTTAGAAGATTCTTGCATGAACCAAGGCTTGTATTTCTGCTCACCCTGTTTGACGTGTCGGCCTCCGCAGTAGTTGACACCCTTCTCAGTTAACTCATGTTCGCAGGTATTGCAGAGAGGCTCTCCGCATACGAAGCCCATAAAAGTTTCTGAGCAATCTCGAGTAGCTTTCTCGCCGCAACATTTACACTTTACTTCAGCGTGTTCAGGGCAGTATCCGGACTCGTCGGCAAGGTCTTTGCATTTGCCTATCCAGGCCAATTCGTAGTTGCACATGATTAGAGGAGGGTTAGCGTTCGTCTTCGTCGTTTTCACTCTCGTAATCCTCTTCATCGTCGGCGAAAAATGATTCGGCGGACATGAACGTTTGTCGTTCTTCATCCCACATCAGCTCTTTGGCGTTACCATGAACTTGTCTGTGCTCGTCCTGAAGCCCACAAAGACTGATTGCGCCGGGAGAAGCTTCCGAGTAAGCACCCTTGTAGTATTCCTGATAAGCCTCAAGGTCGATGATCACATCAGACAGGATTTCCCGGGATGCAGGAGAATCTAAGGCAGCCATGAACAGGAATTCGCCACTTCCATACATCTCAAAATCCCGGTCAAGTTCTTGGCTTTTGATTCGGTCAAACACGCTAATCGTTAGGTGCGGACGCAGGTAAAATTCTTCTTTATAAAAAGCTTTTTTAACCATGATGGTAAGAGGATTATTTCTGATAGAATTTGGCGATGAAACCCTCGGCCTTTAGCGGCAGGTCGGCCGCCCAGGGCATTGGGGTACTCATGATTTTATCGATCTTTTCGACGTCGACGCTGTCTTCGGGTTCTTCCAGCACAACCTCATCGTGTACGTGGGTTACGATGGTGTAGCCCGCATCGTCGAGCCGAACCAGGGCCTCTGCTAGGCAGTCGCGGGCAATGGCCTGTACGACGTTCTCCGTCAGTTTGCCGCCGTAGGTGTCCTGATGCCCCCATACCTTTTTTTCCTGGCTAAGCCCCTGATAGGCAATACTCATTTTGCCGTTTCCGTACTTACTGGGCTTTAAGGTTGCGTTGAGGTAAGACAGCATGCGACCCGACGGCAGCTCGATAAAGAGCGTTTTCTGCTTGAGAATGAGCCGAAGAAACTTCCCGCACTTCACCCAGTAACCGGGACGCTCAATTGCTTCGATAGCCGCGGCTTCCAGGTTTGCCCAAAGCCGTACGATAGCAGGACTTGCCTTACGCCATTTGCTGACGATACTCGGCAACTCATCCTCCGTGAGTCCTTGCTTTAAGGCCCCCATGGTGATTAGGGCATTGGGTCCGCCTTGGTAGCCCAGTGCTAATTCAGAGACTTTGCCTTTCTGGCGAAGCGGGCTCCCTTTCGTAATCTCTTCGATGGGGATTTTAAACATCTGAGAGGCCGAGGCTTCATAGATCTTTCCATGCGTTTTAAACACATCAAGCCGCCATTGCTCGCCCGCCAGCCAAGCCAGAACGCGGGCCTCGATCGCTGAGAAATCCGAGATAATCAGTACATGTCCTTCTTTAGGAATGAATGCTGTACGGATGAGCTGGCTAAGCGTGTCGGGTATACTACGGTAGAGCAAAGACAACAGGCCTGCGTTGCCGCTTTTTACGGCTCGCCGGGCTACTTCAATAGCGGCTAAATGGTTTTGAGGGAGGTTTTGCAACTGAATACCCCGACCCGCCCAGCGGCCCGTGCGGTTAGCCCCGTAGAATTGAAAAAGTCCACGAACCCGTTGATCCTCGCCCAGATAATTAAGCATGGCTTGATACTTCTTAACTGAACTCTTCGAAGCCTCCTGACGAATCTCCAAAGCTCTGCGTACCTTTTCAGTTAAGGTCTTAGAGTCAAGCATTTCCGAAACATCAGACTTGCGAAGTTTCTCGGAAGATTGGCCGTTTTCATCAAGCCACGCCAGCAACTGTTTAACGCTGTTCGGGTTGTCCAGACCCGTTAACTCTGAGGCTTCCTGCGTAATCCGGGAAACATAGGTTTCCTGCATTTCAATAGCATTAAGCGCTAGTTCAACGTCGACCAGAATCCCCATGTCGTTGATCTTCTGATCCAGGCAATACAGTCGCTGTTCAAACTCAGTAACGGGAATGTTTACGATCCGCTCCCGAATGGCCATTTCGACAACAACGTCTTGCCGGTTGTACTCAATGTACTGAGACCACTTTTCCGGGTCGTGCTCGGGCAGGTTACGGGTACGGCCACCGTTGGTTTTAGTGGGCTTACAGGGCATTGAAAAGTGCTTAATGAGGTTCTTACCCGCTGTATCCTTTTCCTGTTCTAAACCCATGGCTTTTGCAGCTAATCCCAATTGCAAAGGGTAACCCGCCCGAGCCCCCCGGATCATTGAGCAATCCCACTGCTCAACTGGAAAAGTAACCCCAAAATACCTCGATAGACACAGACGTTCAAAGGCAGCGTTCCATGCAGTTTTAACAACGGCAGGATCTAAAAGCAAATCGTACAGACTTTTGGGGAAGTACTCTCTGTGTTCGCCCATCAAATCCAACACATCTACTGGTCCGCCATCAATGCTGTAAGCCAGCATGAGAATCTGGAAGTCTGGCGAATCGATGTAAGGATACACCCCTGTTGACCGCAGATCCACGCTGCTGTACGTTTCTATGTCTATCGAAAGGATCATAACAGGACGAGAATGTTGTTGAGCTTGGTATTTACTTCGTTAGCAGGCAGGACGGCCAGTACCTCAGCGAGCGTTTCCATCATGGTTTGAAGTGGAATGCTGTCTGCTGTGTATTCGAGTTTTCCAGAAGGGCAGATGATTTCTACAACTTCGCCGCGGGCCTCGTCTACCTTTTCACGCTCATCTTGAATCTGCTGAAGCGTGTAATTAGTAGCTTCCAAGGCATCACACTTTTTCTCTAGATACCCTAATCGGTTTAACAGAATTTCGCCTTCGGTAGATAAAGCCCTTAGGGAAATCGAAAAAGCGTTAGGATGAGAAAGGGCGGGAGCAACATCACTAGGCTGCGTTGCTTCTTCAGAGGGTTCAACCGACTGTGGTTCTTCCTGAGTTTTAGTAGTTTTCTTTGGCATGGTAAGATGAAAAGAGGCGACCCAATAAGCCGCCTCTTAGCGGTTTAGGTTAGTCCCAGATACTGGGTTTTTTTGAGACGGGATTTGAGGATTTAGGCGTGACAAAGCCATCACTATCTTCAACCTGAAAATCGTCTTCTGCACGACTGGTACCGCCCAAGGGCTCGCCATCACTGATTTTTTGCAAACCGTTCAGTCCGCAGCCGATTCCCTTCTTACCATTGACCGCAAAGGGGTAGAAGTTCACTGAAACCTTTGCATTACAGCCTGAATAGACCTCAGTTCTGTCCAGAATAGGCTCTACGTTACGATCTACGATGTATGGCTTGGTTGTGGAGCTGGCGTTGAGGAAGTACGCATTTTCATACGTAGGATCATCTGGGCGTTCAATATCCCCGTCACGAAGCGGGTTATGGAACTGGGCTTTGTTGATCTTGCCCTGAAACTTGGATTGCATACCCGCCTCAATCTCAGCGTCAATAGCCGCCTTGATTTTAGCGATCGTTACCGTATCGTCTTTAGAGATGATAACGTTAGTAGAATACTTGGGCTTGCCGCCGTCTTCTACAGAAGCCTGAGGCTCCCAAACGTGGGCATAGGACAAACGGGCGAGTCCGGTTACAACTTTAGTTGCCATGGTTATTTACAGTTGATTGGTTTTTGTAGGTTTTCGGCTCGGGCCCAGGCGAGCACTTTTTTAAGGGCCTGATTGTAGCTGGCAGCTTGAACGGTACGGGTACCGGAGAAAAGGCCAGCCCTAACGGTGATTTCGTACCACTTAAGATTCATTCGAATTCAACCTTGGTGAAATCATTGGCAGCAGCAGATGCGGTGGTGAACTCAGGGCGTTTGTCTCCTTCAACAACCAGGGTAGGAGCTCCGGGAGGCTTTACGATATAGCTTTCCACTTTGGCCATATCTTCTTTGCCGAGTAGGGTTTCAAGAGCCTTTATTCCTACTAACGATTTAGTATATACGTCTTTGTCGGCATAGCCCATTTCAAGCACTTTCTTTGCCAAAGCTTCCTCGTCAGAAACCTTCCGGGTTGACCGTCCGCGTACAACTTTCCAGCCCTCGAACTTGGTACCCTCCAAAGCCGCAGAGAGTGCATAATCCCGTACGGCCGAAGCCCAGGTAGTAAGCAGTTCTGCCTTATGCAGGATCTTAGCTACTTCCGAATCGGACAGCAGACGTCCCGCTTTGAAATCGTACCTAGCGAGTTCCAGGTTGTAATCAGCCAACGCCCGGCAGGTGCCTTTTGCTTTGCAGAAGTGACAATGTTTACCCGCAGTCGGCTCTCCTTCACCCGCAAAGGCCAGCTTGGCCTGCTTGCGAAGCTCCGTTTCGCCCCAGTGCTTAAGATCAGAGGCTGACATTTCAAACGTGCTGAAGTTGTCCAGGCGGGGCTGAAAAATGGTCATGCGTACCGTTTCGATGTCGTAGAAAAGCTCATGAACTTTCAGGGCACCCAGCGCGTAAATCATCATCTGCTTGTTGTTGACAGCGTCGACGAATACACCCTTGCCGTATTTCAAATCGATTACGTTTAGCAGACTGTGACCCACGACGTTAGTATCAGACGTACCAAAACCCTCTGGGATGTAATCAGTTAGGTCCAGGCGAGTTTCTAACCGCAGAATTGTAAACGGGTCAATGGCCATTGATTCATGGTACAGTTCTAAGACAAAATCCCGGTAATCTTCCGCGTGCCGCTGCATCTCTGGATTGTAATACGGGCTGGTCTTAAGCTTTGTGATCTCTGAATCCACATACTCACCCAGGTACTGACGTATTAAAAGCTCCCCAAGCTCATGAGCAACCGTTCCCTCCTTGGCTGCTTCCCCCGAGCGGTCAGGGAAAGCAGTCTCCATCCGGGCACTGGGCGTACAAACCGTCCAGCGGGAGGCACCTGAGGGAGATAGGAGGGCGTGACTCATACCAGTTCTTCGAAAAGAGTTTTAAGTTTTTGCCATTGATCTGATGGGATCGTCCGAAGGGTATATCCCGAGAAATGCTTGTTAAGCATAACCCCGGCAGCATCATTGAGAGCAGGGTTGACAGCGATAGCCCCTCGAATCGTTTGAGCGATGTTGGCCATTTCTACATCGTTAGAGAAAGCCCGGTAATCAGCCTTTTCCAGGTCTTCCAGCGAAGAAACTTTGGTGCCGCCAGCCGTCTTGTAGCGGTTCAACGCTTCGCTAATGAGCTTGGCATGTGCAGGAGATTTACCGCCGACTTTTTCAACGCGTTCCATCAAATGCTCGAGCGTTACGGCAGATTTCTCCTTAACTGGAAAATCTTCTGCGGCGGGAAAAGGCATCTCGTCAGTGTCTTCTGACCGATCCTCTACGGGGGCCGGGGCAGGAACTGCCTTGGAGGATTTGGTCGAACGCTCAGATTTAGTTTTTGTGGCGAGCTTTTCGAAATCGACACCTTTGGGTTTCTCCGACTCATCGCTAGGTACGGGCTCCGCAACTACGGACGGACGTAACGGGATTCCTGAATTGGAAAGCGCAGAGAATGCCTGGGCGATCTCAGGGAGATCACCGGTTAAGATTACTTGTACTTGCATGGTATATGGTTGTTAAAAAGGTTTTCTTAAGCGGGGAGGCGTTTTCATATACCTCGGGAAAATAAGGAGTACTGGGATTGCTGGGACAACAGCCCACCAGGTGCCGCTAATAACCATGGCGCCGGCGGCCAGTAAACAGGTAAAAAAGAATTTATCGATCATTTTTTCCTGCGTTTGTATTTAAGGATAGAGGGTTCAGATCGATCATCGCTGGATTCCAGGTATTGTACCAGCTCGTCCTGGATAAAATAGAGCTTACCGTTTCGCTTGTGGTGTGGGATGATATGCGAATTGTTTCGAACCGTTCCCACACTCAGGTTTAGAAATTCAGCCGCTTCTTTACTGTTCAGATACCGCTTTGAAGTGTTTTGAACTACAGGCGTTGATTGATTGTGCAAAAGCAGACCGATCATCCTTTCAAGATTGTCCAGCCTTTTATTAAAGGCATCAAACGGATTGTCCATGGCTTAACCCTTCATGGTGTTTACAATCAGCAGCGTCCCGTTTCGACTGATCTGAAAATGATCAGCCGTTCTTTCCAGGGCGGTGTTCTTGGCCGCTCCCTGCTCGATCAGTTTTTGGTAGTAGGACCAAACCCGCTCGTATTTCTCCTTCTGACGTTTCTTAGCGGGAGACAGTAAATCCGTAGGAGTCATAGCAGTCATAAGGTTATTCTTCATATCCGGTGCCTTTGCAGTAACGTAGTTCAATTTTCATCCCGTTGAGAGAGTCGGCATAAACGAAAGCGAGCCGCTGATACTTCTCAGATTCGTCCCTCAAGGTTATCACCTCTTCCTGAAGAGCGGTTTTAGCTTGGTAATCCCAGAAAAACAGAGCTGCCAATACGAAAACAGCTGCTAGGGTAAAGAACTGTTTCATGGTAAAAGGTTTGGGTTTAGTCAATAGCGACCCTTAGAGGAATTGCACCTCTGTTTGCTTTTGATCGTAAGTCTCCTTAATCCAAAGACGGCTTGCTTACTAGCCGAAGGGGTCATAATTAAAGGGGCGAACTACTATACTTCACCCACCCCAGTCGCCTCTTACGTTATGCTGCTATTGCAGCAGAAACACGGGGCTGAAATTGAATCGTTTTGCCGTTTAGGGCTTTGATTCTCTCCATGTAAATACATCCTACGCAATCAATAGCCTGTCGTACCCAATATGTTGCTGGCGGGGCCGTAGGATAAGCTTACTGTTACACTTACGCTACCCCTTGTGGATACGCGGAGATTCGAACTCCGGTCTTACATAGTTTCAATACACTTCACTGAAAATCGCGGCGATCCCGGGACTCGAACCCGGATGGCTGTTAGCCTTGCTAAAAGCCCAGTGAATTATCTGTCATAGGAGACCACGGCTGTTAAGTCGTGTGCGTTACCAATTCCGCCAGATCGCCCTTTGTCGAGAGTAGCCTTATTACTCGTTTGCAAAAAGGCTACTTTAGGTTGCATCTTATCTCTGGTATCCTAGAAGGCTTTTCGTCTCTCCCGACTAATGGCCAATTAAGTAGCTATCGCATGGCTGTAAGTGGCTAGGCCGCTGGTTAGGGTTTGTAATATTTTTGTAACAAAATGTAAAGACGGTGATAACCTTTCAGGCCGACAATGGATACATAATTGTACCTTTGTTTGGGCCTATAATTAGTTGGCTTGTACAAATGTAATACTTTAATTACATGTAACAATAGTATTACAATATTTTTTATAATTATTTTTCTCACATTGTTATGAAGCCTATTGAATCACAAAGACTTATACAGGTAAGAGGTAACTTAACACAAGAAGAATTTGCCAACCGTATTGGGTTGAATCGTGTCAATATATCTAATATTGAGAATGGTACTCAAGCATTATCTATAAAGACTGCTAGACTAATAAAAGAACAATTCGGTGTAAGCTTGGATTGGCTATATGGATATACTGAAGAAAACCCAATCTCATATCATGCTATATCTACTTCCGATGAAAGAGATCAAACTATTGAAGTTTTGACTAGAAGCTTGGAAAGCTGTGAAAAAGACAAGCAGTTTCTCCAGTCATTATTAGAAAAGCTATCTAAATAGAGCAACCCACCTGGCGGGGTGGGATAAAGCATTTGAAGAGCAGAACTATATACTTCTTAGATATCGAGAAATGGCCTGTGCTTTCAAAGTAATATTTGTGCGTTCAGGTCCTTTTAGCTTTTTGAACTGTTTACTACCAACGGCATAAGAGAGGATGGTATCTAGCTCGTCTGCCAATTCAGAGGTAGGTTGAATTTCTTTTAGTTTGGACAGTGCAGGCGACTCAGTGACGGTACACATAGCTTAAAAGGTGTATAGTTAAGTAAATGATTCATGTAAACGTACACATATTACCGTTTCATATCAAGAGATAATGTGTAAAAAAAGTAGTTAAAATCTATAAAATTTGGCCAATATCAGTATATACGTATAAGAATTAATATATAGTATGTACCAACATTAATTAAATAAGTCAATATAACATTGAATTAATTATATTGTCAGCGGTATTCTCAAGTAACCTTATTTTACTTATGAAACACCTTTTACCAATTTTGCTTATTGGTTTATCTATAGCCTCATGCAAAAAGGAGGATAACGAAATAAATACCACTCCTAACATTATAGATAGCGAGGGCATAAGCTATATAGATAATGTATCTATCGTTGAGCCAGAATACCAGTTTCCCTTTGAGACCTATTATACGAAGCTAGACACCTCAGTCAATGTAAGATCATACACCTTACCCATCCATGTTCTCGTAACCGAAGGGGATAGTGCCCAGGTCACTTGGAATACAAATGGCTTGACCCCCATCATTTTTAGCTATTCAAAGAAGTGGGAAGCTACTCTTCAAAAATGGAAAGTCACTTCCGCCCTTATGTTCGAACCCTCATCAACACTAGGGATGCGTAAAATTGATAGAACTGTAAGATTTGTAAAGTCTGGCCAAAGCATAACAAAGTCTACAAATATTAACCTTACCAAGGCTATCAAGACATTTGACTTTGGTAGAGTAAATTTTGGAATGTCTAAGGATGAGGTTAAAACAAATATTATGGCTATAGTTGGAAATGATAACGCTTTAGCTTTTTGGGAAGAATTTTCCCCTACTCATTGTTTTATTAACTCTGCTTATTTTATAACTCAATTCAGACCTCCAGTTTCATGTTACGAATTCATTGATAAGAAACTTAATAGAATCTACGAAATATTCGCTATGGACAATTACAGGATAGATTATTTGTCAAGCGATTTACTTAAAAAACTTGGTAATAATAATATTTTGAGAGAGGGTAATATTATTAAAGTGCCGCAATCTTGGGAAAAAAATGGAATAAAGATGGTACTTGATCAAAAGGAGTTTCAGAGGAAAAGTGGAAAGTTTGTAAGTTTATATATTTCTTTTGAAAAAAAATGATTTTAAAATTTAGATAATAATGTTTTATTCTGATTTTACAAACAACAATATATTGACTTATCAATTGACATTGATAGAAAGAGAGTTTTATGCCGTTGAAACATTAATAGGAATAGTTGAGAATGATATAGAGCTGAAAAAAAGTGAATTAGAGAAAAAAAATTATGATGGAGGTTGGCAGTTTGAGTATTATGACATAGTTGACCTTCAACAATTCCATTATAAATCTTTAATTATTGCACTATACTCATTATTTGAGTCATCATTGCTACAATTATGTGAAAGCTTGGAATTATATTCGAAAAGGGAACTCAAGAGAAATGGTAATTTAAAGATTAGTAATTATTTGGGTTTTCTAAAAAATTATAAATTCATTAAGCATAAAGATATAGTAGAATTAGAAAACATAATGAATTCAAACAGACTGATTCGGAATGCTATCTGTCACACTAATTCTAAGTTATATGATGTGCCAATGTATATTTTAGATAATAAAGATACTTATGATAATTTGGGATTATTGTTTTATACAGAAGAAACATACATACTTGTTCATATAAAAAGCATAGAATATCCTAAATACATTTATGAGAAACTACTTGAATTTGTAAGAATTCTCAGCAATAGTTTTCCGAAAAATATATCTGATTTGTAATAATTGTCTAGTGTTATGAACTTAGAAGAACTAAGGACTTCGAATTATGTGAGAACTTCAAAAAAGAGTAATAATTATTGGGTTTCGTTTTTTAGTAAAAAAATGAGTAAATATATTGATACTTATGGAGAAGGTTTTAATTTAATTATTTATGCTGGAGAAGATTCAAATGAAGGGTATTATATAATTCCATTTGGAGAAGTCAAAGAATTTTTTATTGAGAAGAATCTTTCTAAAGATAAAGGTAATATTAAAAGATGGGTTGCTACCATAAAAAATCATATTCTTAAGATAAATAATTGTAGTACCGATATAGATATTAAAGACTATTTCATGTCTAAAATTTATTTAGAGCCAGACATACTTGAAGACAACTATTCTAGTGATTATTATATAGAAAATTATAGACAGGAAATTAATATTCGAATTAAACAAAACGTTTTCAGGGAAAAAGTACTAAAAAGGTTCAATAATGCTTGCTGCATAACTAACATAACGGAGAAAGATTTATTAGTAGCTAGCCATATTATACCTTGGTCTCATAATAAATCCACTAGATTAGATCCGTTAAATGGCTTATGCCTTTCAATTTTATACGATAAGCTGTTTGATAGAGGGTATTTTACTATAAATAGTGACCTAGAGATTACTACAATAAAATTTACGGCTGAGTTGAGTCCCTCTTTACATGAAATATTACTGGCTATCAATGGTAAGAAAATTAGTTTATGTGGTAACGAGATCCCCAAAGAATACTTAAAATATCATCGCGATAACATATTTATGGATAGGGTAAAAATACTTAGTAAATGTTAGCCTAGTAGGAGGTTACTATTTTTTACAAATTGTGAATACTTTTTCTGTTAATATAGTTTACTTTGTATATAAGTAAAATTTGAAAGGTTAAATTATGTTATTTGATTTGGTTGACCCATCCTTGGAAGCGAAGATTGTCTGTGGTGATGCATTAAGTACATTAAAGACATATGAAGATGGTAAGTTTGATCTGATTGTAACTTCTCCTCCATATAATGTCGGTAAGGAGTATGAAGTTAAACAGTCTATTGAGAACTATTTATCTACACAAGAGGAAATTATCAAGGAGTTAGTAAGAGTAGTTTCAGATCAAGGCAGTATATGCTGGCAGGTAGGAAATTATATTGAAAAAGGTGAAGTCTTCCCGTTAGATATATACTACTATCAAATTTTTAAAAAGTACGGACTTCAGCTCCGTAATAGGATAATATGGTATTTTGGCCATGGGCTTCAGGCTAAGAGACGTTTCTCTGGTCGCTATGAAACCATTTTATGGTTTTCGAAGACCGATAATTTTATTTTTAACTTGGATGATGTACGGGTTCCTTCCAAATATCCTGGCAAATTAAATTACAAAGGAGATAAAAAGGGACAACCTTCGGGAAATCCTCTAGGAAAAAATCCTTCAGATATTTGGAAAGTAGTTGTACAGGATTGGGAAAACGAATTATGGGATATTCCTAATGTGAAAGCAAATCATATAGAAAAAACCAATCATCCTTGCCAGTTTCCAGTTGAACTTGTTGAAAGATGTGTTTTGGCTTTAACGGAGAAAGGTAGTTGGGTTTTAGACCCCTATGCAGGGGTAGGCTCAACTATAATTGGTTCTTTGAAGAATGGAAGAAATTCAGTAGGAGTTGAAAAAGAAGAAGATTATTGTAGAATTGCAACTGAACGTATACAAAGATTTAAAGATGGAAATCTTAAAACTAGATCGATAGATAGGCCAGTACATGTGCCTTCTCCTAATGATAAAGTTGCTCAAAAACCTCAATCATGGAATTAAAAATTTAATTTAATGACAAAGATTTCACCTGCACCTAAAAAGAAGAAAAAAAAGAAAAAAGTTGTTAAAACTCCAGAGCAAATAAGAGCCGCCAAAAAAGAAGCTGCCCTTAAAAGGAGAAAAAAAGTTTTACACAACAATGTTCTAAATATATTTATGAATAACATGGGCTTTCAATTTTTGAAAACCGATGGTATCCATAAAATATTTGCTGAACAAATGGGCGAATTAGATAATATTTTCGTATATGAAAATATTGTTTTAATGGTTGAAGAAACTATTTCGCCGGATGATAAAGAACATATTAGAAAAAAATATATCTACTTTCAGAAAATTAGAGAGGAGCTGCCTGAGTTTCTAAAGTGGTTAAGAACCGATTATGAAACAGAGCTATCTGTATATGATGAATACGGACTTGGAAGATATAAATTCTATTACATTTATATATGTGATGATTTAATTGATGATCAGACTAGGAAGGCATTTAGTGATTTGATTTTTATTGATAAACCTATCTTGAATTATTTTTCGAGTATATCTAGTAGCATTAAACTTACATCAAGATTTGAACTTTTTAAGTTTTTAGGTTTAGAATTATCAGATTTGAAGAGCCCGGAAGCTTCAGAAGATCTGAAAAAAATTGAAACAACAGTCGTATTGCCTGAATCTGCCTCAGGTTTTCCTGAAGGTGTACAAGTTCTTACTTTTATTATGAAAGCAAGTGACTTACTGGAGTGTTCTTATGTTTTGAGAAAAGACAGTTGGGATAATACAATAGGCTTATATCAAAGATTGATTGAAAAGAAAAGAATAGACGAAATAAGGAGCTTTTTAGCTAATAAAAAAAGAACTTTTATTGATAATATAATAGTAAGTTTGCCGTTCGACACTACATTTTCTATTAAAGATATTAAAACAAATCAAGATGTTAATTTTGATGTGTTTAAGACACAGAAATTTTCTAATGTAGTGATGACTATCCCATATAAATTAAATTCTATTGGTATTATTGATGGACAGCATAGAATTTTTTCTCATTATGAAGGTACTGATACACTAGAGGCTGAAATTTTCAAACTAAGGAATAAGAGGCATCTCTTTGTTACTGGCTTATTTTTTGATAAAAAACTTTTTAATGACGACCAGAAGAGGAAACTAGAAAGTGAGATATTTTTGCAAATAAATAGCACCCAGAAGAAAGTTAGTCCAGCTTTATTGCACTTTATAAAATCGTTGAATGACCCTTCTTCATCTATTGGTATAGCTAATAACGTTATACTCTCTCTTAATAAAGTTAACCCTTTCTTAGGGTTATTTTCGATTTCATCTTTAGAGAAAGGAGGAATAAAAATACCTAGTATATTGCAGTATGGGCTACAAAATATAATTGAATTAGAGCCAGATGACGTTCAATTATATACTTATTATATAAAAGAAGGAAATATCCCCCCTAAAGACGGAGGTAAGCTTCAAGATTATGTCAGGTATTGCACTGATAAAATTCAAATTTATTTTTGTGCTGTTAGGGCTATATATAAAGATCAATGGTTTATTAAAAATAAAAAAGGGGGTATATTATCTTCAACTGCTATTGTAGGCTTTTTAAGGGCATTTAAGATTAGTTTAAACCTTACTGATGGCCCTCAGGATTTCGATTATTATAAAGATAAATTTAAAGTTTTAGATGTTAACTTTAAAGATTATACCTCGAGTCACTGGAATGCTTTAGCCGACGAAATAGTTAAACAAGCTTGGGGCGAAAACAATAAGGAGGAGGCTATTGAAGTATCATAATCTCCTTAACATACTTTTTTAAATGGCTTAATTCTAAAGCTTTAACTAATGGTGCTTTAAACAAATTAAACATTCCGTAAGAATATATAATTCCTTCAATTTTATGGGAGCTAATGTCTCCTTTTATTTCTAAATTGCTTAATGACAATATCTCTTTGAATGTATCAAGTGATGAACTTGGTACAGGTTCTCGAAACGATATGTGGATATTTTTACTTAGCATTTAGTATAATGCTCATTACTATTTTTATACGAATTTAACAGAAATAACCTTTCTAGGCCCTTATATATTGTATTTTTGTTGATATCATTATTCCGTTAAAAATGAAATAACGGTTAAAAAGGCCTTTTCCGTTCAAAGGGAGTGGCTTTTCTTTTATAACAACGATTTCAAAAACTCCTTGGCCTCATCATTCTCAAAGCTTCCGAAATAGGATTGGGTGGTCTTGAGGTTTGAGTGTCCCAGACTGTCCTTGATAAAGACTAGGTTGGCACCAGACTTGAGTAGGATGGTAGCGAAGGAGTGGCGGGCCTCGTAGGTTCTAACCTTGTCAGCAATCCCCAGGGACTTAGCAATGATTCCGACGTGCTTGTTGGTTACTTTGATCACCTGCTTGATTACATCCTTCCTCCGGCGTTCAGTCATACCTCCATCCAGAAACGGAAATACGTAGCTATCCGGGGCTCCTTTCGGATTGCCCCAACGATTTATGATTTCTAAGCTTTCCGAAAAGAGATTGGCCACAATCTTCTGCTGATTGCCCTTTTTATTTCGGGCTGTTTTCCTACGTATAAATTGAATCGTAGCTCGATCTACATCGACATCCCGGCAACGTAAGGTGCAAATATCAGCCAGGTTCATTCCATTACTTAAATAGGAGAGTACCCATAGATCCCGGCTTCGCTGCTGGAAGTCTTCGTTGTCCTCACACCGGTAGTTGACAATTTTTAGAACGTCCTCTTTGCTCAAAGCTTTTTTAACGTTCACGGCCGCCGGCACTGTATAGCCTTTCTTACCGAACGGATAAAGATCGATAGAGATTAATTTAGCCTGTACGGCTTCGTTGAACATCGTCCGGAGCTGGCGTACGTAAATGCCAACGGTGGATATCGAGGCTGGTTGCGGTTTCTCCCCTTTCTTTTTAGGGGCCTTACCGAATCGGAGCATCCAGGCCTCGTACATTTCAAGGAATAGGGGCGTGATATGCTTGAACTCTAAGAGGGGCAAAGCTCCCTCTTTCACATCCTTTTTATATAGCATCTTCAATTGCTCCTTGGTCAGGCTGGCCATGAAGCGATCAATTGACGTAGCTGTATTCCTTCTAAGGTCTGCATTTCCTACCTGGTCGTTCTTATCGAGAAGGGCAGCCGACCGAACCAGAGCGTCAATCACCCCTGCCGCCGGCGCCTCTTCTTTTTTCTCCGAATAGAATAAGTGCTTAAACTCAGTGAAAGAGAATTCCTCAATCTCATCAATAATCCGCTGGGCTTTATCCAAGAAAGGCTTGATGAGTTGGTAGGTATTCTTTATCTCTTCTGACGTTCTACGGTTTTCAGATTCGTGGTACTTGACTAGCTTCTCAAAGTCAGAGTCAGAAATAATGAGCGGGGTTTTTAGCGGTAAGGCATAGCGGCGACGATCCCTCTGGTAGGATACCCGGAGCTTTACTGAAACCAGCTTTGGATCGTCTGTTTTGTCGTAGGAGATTTTATAAGAGGCCTTGTTGGTATTCAT